ATCACCTGTGCCTTGAGTTTGAATGCTGATGTTTTGGTTGACGTCAGCACTGAACACGATTGTACCAGAGTTGTCTTGTAGAACCTTTTGGTTGTTAACATACAAAGAACCTGGACCGACATACAGCGAGTGCCATTGCTTAGTAGGCGAACCTAGATCATATGCAACGTTTGTATCAGGAAGGATGCTACCAGTCATCGTTAGACCACCAGTGATGGTTGGATTAGCTAGTAGAGAAGCACTGCTAGCTAATGGGGTCCATACAGACGGGGAAATGCTAGTTAAAATATAGAAAGAATTATCAGCGGTTACACGAGCAACTTTACCGATATCACCAGCAACGACGGATAGCGCATCACGCGCAGCAGTAGAAACGGCAGTAAAAGCAAGAACGCTGTGAATGTCAGCACCAGTTACGGCGCTGTGTTGGATAGTAGACATTGAAGAACTCCTAAAAATATGGATTTGTCTTTTTCAAGCTGCTGTGTCAATTAAGACAGTCACACCTTGTTTTAGGGTACAGAGCTATTTAGGGGAACTTTAAACTAAAGGGTCAAAAAAAAGAGCCCGAAGGCTCTATTAGGTGCACGTTAAGTGCTTTTAGTTTTCTGATTTCCAAATTGCAGTTGCTTGTTTAACTTCATCTGTAGTGATGTCCTTAAACGTAGCACGTAATTCTTTACTCAATTCAAAGGCCGAAGAGGCGCTTGACGTATCTACGGCATGTTGAATACGCTTTGACAAGTTTTCATACGCAGTCTTCAACTGGTCTGGCTTGACAGACGTATCGACGATTTTCTTCGGCTTATCTTTTGATGCTGAATCGGCTTTTTTGACATCAGCGTCGTCGTCTTCCCCATCGTCGTCTTTTTCCATCGATTTAGCTAGCGCTTTGGAGGATACCTTTTTAGTATCTTCTTCATCATCACTGTCATCAGCCTTCGTCTGTTTTTTAGTAGCTGGTTTTTCTTCTGCAACTTTCTTTGAAGGACGGCCGCGCTTCTTGGCTGGAGCCTCTTCTTTAGCTTCTTCAACCTCTTCTTCGCTTTCCTGTACGGATTCGAATGAAGACTTGCCAGCATCTGGACCGTATTCGGCTTCGATTTCTTCGTAGACGTTTAGCATGATTTGATCAACATCATCATCAGCATGGAGACCACCCGTTTCGTCATCACCGTAAGTCTGCTGATCGTACATACGCTGAATGATTTTTGCCGCAGCACGCTGTCCCGGAGTTTGTGGATGAATCATCACATCGTACGCATCAAGCGTGTCGTCGAGAATCTGATCCATTACACCATGTACAGTATCAACAGCTTCTTTGACTGTTTTTTCTTTACCGTCTCCTCGGGTCTTGGCGCGCATATCTTTCTTAGAGCAGCCATACTTCTTTTTAAACTCTTCGCTAGTCAACGATGTTAGGTCATCATCTAGTTCCGCCATCTTACCTTCTTCAAGTTTCCCTTCGCCAAGGTGCGAACGAAGCCCAGCCACGACAGAGCGAGTTAGCTTCTCGAGCTTATCCTTGCTTAGTTTAGTGCCAGTGGCAGAGTCAAGGTGCGAACGAACGTGTTGAGTAATCACAGCCATTGGCGTATCCATCAATTTAGCGCCGAATGTTTTCTTGAGTGCCGCAACTGCACCCTTTACCATGTCTGCACCTTCTTCAATATTTTCTTCTCCGTTTGCATCTTCGTCGGAAAACGCTTCAGTTACTTCCTCATCGTCTTCATCGACTTTGCTTTCACCGAGATATGGACGAAGTTGGGAAACTACCGCTTGGGTGACTTGCTCGAGGCCATCTTTGCCCAAACGAGTACCAGTAGTAGCATCTACATACGAACGTACTTGTTGAGTAATCATAGCCATTGGAGTGTCCATCAAACGCTCGCCGAAGTTTTTCTTGAGCACTGCAGCTGCACCTCGGGCCATTGTAGCGATCTGCTCTTCGCTGCTTAAAATGGTTTGTGCGGCCATTTTCGATTTCGAAGCAACTGCCTCAACAAGCGTCTTTAGTAGTTTCATAATTGTCCTATAGGATAGTGTATTTCGATATTTATGACTAGGTCATCTCTGTGAAGTATTTTTCGACAATTTGATTGTGCAAACCGTCGACTACAGGCTTATGAAGGTCGCGCCCCTTGTCCATAAACTGATCATGAGTTAGCCACAATGTAGTTGCCGTTTCGCTACTGAATCCGGTAAAGTTAGCTTTATCATGCACTTTGAATGCGTAGATGTGAGTACGGCCGAGTACAACACCACCTTCAATGATTGTATCGATATTGTCTTCAACGAGTCCTAATTCTTCGATGCATTCTCGTACAGCGGCCGGAAGCGGATTCTCAAACCGCTCGATGCGGCCTTTTGCGATTTGCGGCATCGTCAGTTCCGGAACATCCTTGTTGTAGTCAGTATTCGACGGAACCATGAACATCATTTCAATTTCACCAGTATCTGGTTGAACTACGTAGGGGATTGCTCCAGCACGCCATACTTGTGGTTTATCATAGCTCATACATCCTCCCAACGTGTGAAACTACCATTCTCGCCATCCTCGTCAACTTGACACGCAGATAGATCAAATTCTTTGTGCAACAATTCCGCAAGCGCCTCGCACGACATACGTCCGAGCACGTGCGAATTTAGTTCGTTACTCCAATAGTTTTCACGAAGCCACTTCGATATTCGATGCTTCAGCATGATAAACTCGACGTCACGATCCGAGTGTGTTACTTGTTTGTACGCTTTGATGTGGAACATATGACGGTGAAGATCACGCAAAATCTTCATCTCCTCAAATGGACACTCTGGCCAATTGTGCAGGCCATCAATCTGCAATGAACAGAATACCTCAGTTATTACTTTTGTAGTCATGTATTTTCTCCTTAAAATGTATCATCAACAGCAATGCCGCCGAATTCGCCCTCTTCGAGCTCTACTTGGTAGCCCTCATCAGAATCAGTAGCCTCAATGGCAATAAACATCGCCATCTGCTTTGTCGCTTCGCTACACAATCGAATGCGACCTTCTGAGTTATTCATTAGCCACGATAACCACATTGGGTCAGTCTTAATGATGTAACGAACCGTCTTGTCTTTGTACTTCCCAAAAGGAAATTTGTCAGAAAGTGCCATTGAGGAGGCATCTTTAAAATTACCAATAGTATGCATGTTCGGCTGCAACTGAGTTTTGCCAGCCTTCTTTACCAGACTACGCCGAAGCGCAACGAGTTTTTTGGGCTTGGGGGGTGTAGTCAGCTCTTTCAGCAATTTAGAAAGCAGCGGATTCTTCTTTTGCACCATGCCAGTATTGTTTACCTAGTTTTTCATTCTTTGTAGCACAGTGCACACAAATTACCACATTCGGATTTGCCTTCCACACCAATTTGTTACCAACTTGCACTTCAGTCATTAGCGCTTTAACACGGTTGGCTGGGACAGGCTCGCCGCACTGGGCACACTCGAGTCCGTCTTCAGGAACATCCGCTGGAGACGAAATCCCATCCAGTGTGATAAGCATCGAATTTACTTTTGCAATCGCCTTTTCCCTGAACATTAGTTCAAGCAACTGCGCTTGTTCTTCTGCTTCAATTGGGTTGTCTGATTCGGTTTGGTCAAAATTGCTCATATTATTAGTGGTATTAAAGTTAATTACTTATCAGTGGTTGAGGAGAGGTGATCATTAATAGCGGTTAGCGCCATGCATATCTCACCAAGTAGGATATAAAGGTTGTTTAAATTAGCCGGGTCGGTTTTACAACCCTTAAACTCCTGTGGTAAGTTGTCGACTATTTTATTCAATAGCGTTAGTGAGTGCGTTTTTGTGTCCATGTCCGCCTATTAAGAGTGGTCGAAAGGTTGGTAAGTCCTTAAGGATTTTAACCAGTTTAGCTCTTGTGCAGAACGCTGAAAACTTCCAAAAATCAAACTTCTTCACTGCGTCACGATTGGTGGTGACAACGCGTTCCATCAACTTGCGAATTGCGGGCGGCTGCTTCGTCAAGTCGATTAGCATCTGATTCTCTTCCAGAATTTCTTTCACCTTGATCACTTGAGCTTCTTCACCCTCTGCAGGGATCGGATGAGCAACTGGGTTATGCCACTGTTCTTCCAAAATATTGGCGAGTTCGAACTTGTTGGTGTATGCTTTTTGCAGACGAGTAGAACGAATGCCTGGATATGCACTCGCTACATTATCCGACTGCATATCCCCACGGAAGCATTTTTCGAAGAGATAGTATGCTGGGTCTTCCATCACTACAAGTTCAGCAGTTTTGTAGTCACATATGTGAGTATTTTCTGTGATCAGCTGATGCATGTCACTATCACCGGTAAGTACGACGTTAATTTCATTTGGATACAACTGGACCCAGCCGCCAATGCAGTCATCTGCTTCAAGTAGCGGGGCGGACAACACGACGATTCCTGTCATTCTGGTCAGGATATCTTGAAATTCATTAACGTGTTCAAGGAACTTAGCATACGCTGCTTGCTGAACTGGCGTCTGATCCTTGCGGCGCTGACCTTTGTACTGCAACCGAGAGATTGCTAGTCCGCTTGCTGTGTATCGTTTGCGCCAATTTCCTGGAGTATCAAAGCACGCCACCACTCGCTTTGGTTGGAACTGCTTGAATGACTTATTCATCGACTGAAGTGCAGAATGTAGCGCCATCCCACCGATGTCCGGCAGCTCATCGTTATCATCATCGTCATCTAGGATTTGTTTCCGTATTCCGCCCTTGCCGCTCTTACCGCCCTGCGCTTGCAAAGCGTAATAAGTGCGATATAACATCCCCGATACGTCGAAGATGAGATTATCTACATTGTTCATACTTTATCTTGTTCTTCGAATTGCGAGGCAAGCTGCTTGTGCATCGTGATTAACCACTTGTTGACGACATCTCGATCATTCTTACCTGAGTATCCTTTAGCTTTAAGCTCTTTGATAAATGCGACGTTCCAGTCAAGTTGGAGCTGAACGCCGAGCTCAGGGTCATATCCGTCTGAAATAATTTCAACAAACGGAGTATCACTTTTTTGACGATCGTCAATTACTTTCGCTTGAGCTGCTGCTTGTTCATTTCGATCAGTCACAATTGCTGCTTTGACCATCTGCGGAAGCCACTCTCTGAGTTCCTGACTCCGGGCGGCGGCATTCTCAATTTCTGTGCGTAAGGTGCTAACAATACCGTCAATGGATTTTTTGGAATAAAACATATTATCGATTCTTTACATCAAGTAAAAATACTGAAGCCGTAATTTGACTCAGTTCCGTAGGCATCACAACCTGCATATGCCCTTTCGCTGTAATATTAAACTCAATCGACGATACTGATTTTGGCAGAAGTTTATCAATCGAGTGCAAATACTCTACAGTGTAGTTATACTGAAACTTTTCCGTAGTATTGATATTATCAAGTGCAGCGGTATAAGTCTCGCTTTCGCTAGTTGCAGTTAACGCTAATGTTTTACCGTTGCTAACAAATGTTAGCAACTTAGATCCAATTGAACTAGCACCAGTTATCGCTATTGTTAAATCGTCCCTCAACATTTCAATAGTATGCACGAAAGTGCCTGTGAACTTCGACGGAATGCGATCAGTAGAGCGTTCGGTAGCAAGACGAAAATCGATCGTGGATTTACCGGATTTAATTTGCAATGACTTAGGTTTGTCTTCGGTACCACCCGTCACTACCGTGATTGCTGCACCTTCGGTAGCGATGCGTTGGGACAACTCTCGTACTCGATTAAGCATTAGATCTGGGCCAGCGTATGATATTCCATCGAATACAATAAACAACGATGGAATATCATCAATCGCAGCTGCTGTGGAAGAAGTTAATTTAATAAGATCAGCAGAGAAGTGGCGGGAAAAACTAACAACCGCTTTAACGGTTGCTATAGATGGTGGTGTAAGTTGTGTCGACATCAGTGTTCTATAAATTGCCTAGTGGCTGCTATAACATGGTCCGATAATAATACTTCCATGTGGTTGGTATCAACGGTCACGTAGTGGACTCCAGGAAGTGCCGTTTGAGAGGCGACTGTAACTACGCCATCATTTAGAGAAGATAGTGGGCCTCGAGTAGTCACGAAACTAGTAATGTTAGTATGTTGCTTAACAATCGGTTTAAGTGACCGAATTTGAGTAGAGGATGGAGTAATATGCTCAAATACAGAAGCTTTCGAGAATAGTCCAACCAACGATGCATACTTACTACCACCAAACGGGCTGCCGTATGTACAAACGTGGTCAACTGTTACTGCATCATGTTGGCTGAAGTGCGGCAACGAGTGGATGGCGACATTTCCACCAAGCGAGTGCCCCAGTAAAACTATTTGCCTAGTTGAAGTACGATTAACAACATATTCAACTAGGTCCTGACCCACTTGGGAAGTTGGATTATTCCAGTCATATGAAAAAGATAACTGAGGATAATCAGTTAGCTGAGTTTTGAAATAGTTAAAAGCATCTGGAGTGGAAAATGCGCCGTGTACAAATACAATAGTAGGGGTAGGAGTCATTCGTCGTAAGCGCGCGGAGAGTGGCGCTTTAAGAAAGTGGCGTCGTATATAGCAGAGATTTGAGCTTCAGCCCATTGAGCAAGTGAGCTGTAATCAATATCTTCAATGGAATCGTATACTCCATCATCAGTATAATACTCAATCCCATGAAGGGTATAAGCATCCGCATCAGATAGCTGGGAAACTTCCTCAACTAGTTTGGTAACTTCATGGAGATGAGCAGTTTTAGTTTTGCTTGACATTTACAGTGGTTAGTGTGCAATAATATTTATTCAAAAAGCTGCTGAGATTTTACAACTCTACGCAACCGTTTATCAATATCCGCATTTTTGAGATCTTCACGTTTGTCGAATTTGGTCTTGCCTTTGCAGGTTGCCAATACAACTTTAAATTTCCCACGAATGTGAACAACTGATTCTACCATTACCGTTAATCCACGTTGTGTTATCAACCCAGATAGTCGATCGATTTCATTTTTGTTAAGTAGCGCTTTAACACTCTCAGTTACACTACGAAACTGCAGCCCAATTATGCAAAACCCATCGGGGGTTTGTGCAGCACGGGCGCCACGAATGTCATATTGATTTTCCGCAATCGCTTTGGTTTGCTCTCCAGTCAGTTTAAGACCAGCAGTAATGCGCTCGAGAATTTCGTAATCGAGTCCAATTGGAGTAGAGCGAAGTTGTGTCATTCTAGGTACTTCATCCAAGTATCAGGATAGCTAGCATTCGGTAGCGGAGGGCTAAACAGGGGAGCGATTTGACTATGAACGAAGCCTGCTAATCCACACCCCACAGCTGTAAGAAAATACTGTTTGTCGGGAGTAGCTTCAGCATATGCAATAAACGCAGCAATATGATGTTGGACATCAACCAACGGCAAGGTTTGTATGTTACCGTCTTTTGTGGGAATTGCGTATGTATTTCCCACAAGACCAACACCTTGTCCGTGTTTTGCTCCAAATTGCAGAGCAGCTTTTGCAGCGCCTGCGCCGTGAATTCCCCTCGGGAAATTACTACCAAACACAAAAATCTCCCCATTTCGAGGAAGAGTACTATCTTTGTGGTATATTGTCATTTTCAATTCCGTGAATACTAATAAGAACCAATTGTCTATTTTATAAAGTATGTGTGCTATTAGATGTTGCGTCCATAATTAGTTCGAATTTGACTCTCTACAAAGTTTGATAGTTCAGCACGATTCTGCAATACTTTTTTATCGTAGTTCGCGCCAGGGATTGCTAACGAACCATTGTACATCAATAGAGCTTTGTGCACATCTCCATTGGAAGTCTTCAAATAATCGCGCAAAATTTGCGTACCTGCTTTGATATTAGCAACTGGATTGAATACTTCAACGATGCTGATCTTATCTTTATGCATAGAGGGCATCACCTGCATTAAACCTTTTGCGCCTGCTGGACTAGTTGCCATGTAATCGAACTTACTTTCTGTCGTAATGACGGCTAGTGTCAAGTACGGATCGACTTGATGTGCTTCGCTTTCCTTAAATGCCGTTACAACAATTTGTTGTAACATTTCTGGATTAGTATTAGGTGCACCATTTGACTTTTTCTTAATCCACTGCACAAGTGCATTGGTGAAGATCGGATTGGTGGTATCTACCTCCGCTACTTGACGCTTGAGGTAGATTTCGTAGTTCCACCATTCCATCGCTTGTTGGTATGTATAAAACGTGCCCATAGCAAACGCAACAGTAAGGGCAAGAACGATCCACCAATAGCGTAGCACAAAACTACGACGCTTGAGTGGGGACGAGGAAAAAACGTTACGAGAAATCGTAAACGACGATACCGAAGGCAATCGCTTTAATGTTAACATAGGGTCTCCTATTAAAGTGTCGGCATCGATAAACGAGCCAACTGATACATGATAAGCTGAGTAAGTTGAGGCTGGTGTTTTTGAACTTACCACCGAGCATTGCGCTCGAAGTTCACACTCATCTTATGCCTCAAACAGCGTACCAATGACGTTGAATGTGTGGTTTATTTATGCAGTTCGTTGTCCTGGGTTAAATAATAGTCCAGAAGTCTACCCTGACACAGAGCAGGAACCGTGAGGAATGGCCACTCTAATTTGAACGGACAACCGCCAGACCACTTGCCAGTTTCACGGAACTGCAAGTATGTGATTCGGTGCCCAACATTAGCAGGATCGAATGTGGCGCGGTGCACCTGAGCATTTACAAATTTTTCAAGCACTCGGCTAGCCATTAGAGAAGCTGTAGTCATTACGTTTCCAAATAGTTAAACAATGAGACAATTGTCTCAGGTTACACCATTGTGCTCAACGATTACAGGTCCCGCAAAGCTGGTGGATATGGGATATCGTCCCGATCCAACGTAGTAGCCGCATCCAATCCAATCGTTTCACGCAGTTTGGCATCAGTAACCTTACGTTTGATCACGTCCATCAAGTCTTCAACTGTCATAACACTCGATGGCTCTACGTCTTCCCCAAATAACGTGTGGACGAGCGTCTCTGGATCATTAACTAAGTCCTCTCGATCGATGAACTCAGCACCTGGGTATCGAGCTCGGATTTCAGCAGGTGTGACCGTACCGAGTGTCTTGTTCGGAGCACCAGTGCGTTTATTGATTGACACCATTTTGAAAATCCGGCGCATTCCTTTATTTGGATCAATTGAGCGACTTGCACGAGCGATAATTTCGCCCGCTTCATTCTTGATTATAATGTCACCTGGGTGAATCATGTGTCGGACACACGCCATGAGAAGTTGATTGCGAACAACCCCTTTAAATTTGCTGTTACGACCTTCGTCACTGTGGTACATAAACTTTGCCCACTTGACACTATCGAAGTACATTAGGTCAACTTGGATCTTTTTGCCGCCGCCGACAGGAACAGCGTACGATCCTGTGCGAAGGCCGGACGCCAAAGCACCTTCTCCGTGAACCGCAGCGAGCACTTTACTGTGAACCTCTGACATATCATACTTGCCGAGATCCACAGCAATATCAACATCTCCACTATCTTTGCGTAGGCCAAGAATGGTCAATTCTGTACTACCAAGCAATCCAGCGCGTAGCTCCTCTTGTGGAATGCCTGAAGCACCTGCCATAAACTTCAGTGCTGCTTGCATATCCTGCTGAGTAGCACGAGTAGTTCCCCACTCTGCTGTTGCGTTTCCGCCTTCTTTCAGTGCCATAGTAATGTCATAACGTTGGTCTATTTACAGGACTTTGCGATACTGCTCAAGAATATGACCAAGTTGGTTTTGACCAGCCCAAAATTGAGGATATAACACATTGTCGTCGTTCATAGCAAGTCCACAACCGAAATACGTGTCGTGTTTGGATGCGTACACCAACTTTTTCGTCCCAGTCATCTTTAAGTGCTCTCGCGCTGTCTTGTTTTGTTTGACTTTAGCACCAATCACTACCTGCATCGAACGATGCTCAAACTTACGCCACGTGTTGTTGCTGAATCGATTAATTAGGACAGTCTTTGCTTGTTTTGCAGTTGCAGCGGACGCTATTTGTCGCATCGCTGCTTGGTCCTGAAATGCCATTGCACGCAAATATTGGAGAGCGTGATCCGCTGATGCAAACATCACCCCTTCCAATACTATGTCACATTGATACCCAACGCTTAATGGATTAAACTTGTCATCAAAAATGATAACACTGTCAGTCATTCGAACACCGTTTTGACGGTCTTCGACAATTTGTTGCATGTTTTCAAAAACATTCGCAAAGTTTTTATTGACGGACATGCAATTCCCCTCGTGGCATCATCTTGAAGTGCTTAGCCTTGCTCATTAGCAGCTCCATTTGGTCAGCCAGAATGTGGCGGTTAGACAGCAACAGTTCTTCATACCGGTTTGGAATGTAAGGCAGATAGACCAGTGGCATTTGAGCCTGTTCTGGAGTGCGGTTACCCTTCAAGTCATTGCAGTGGTAGCAAGCAGTAACAAGGTTGGTCCAAGACGAGCGGCCACCTTGAGCACGTGGGATAACGTGCTCTTGTTCGAGGTTGCGTTCATCATACTTCTGCCCACAGTATGCACAGACGCAACGGTCACGCGAAAACAACATGCGACGCGACAGAGGTGGCGTACGTTCTTTGCCAACAAGATGCTCAGTACCTTTCACAGCGACGATACTGCGAACAGTAATTTCACTTTGTAGTCCGGATACGCGCTGAATACCACCACGCATAGTGTATTCAAAGTCGCCGAGATCCCAAGCAATCTTATCCTTTGCGTAGTATTCAACTACTTTCTCAACGTCCTCCCATTTCCGAGGTACACCTGCCATATCTAAGGTCAGGATTTTAGTATGAATGTTCATCATATAATAAAAAAGGGTGCTTTTGGCACCCTGTAAAATTGCGTATTCGCAAATGTATAACGTGTCGTGCAGAGGGTGCTCTACAGTACTCGTTCATGGGCAATTCCTTGCTCAGTCGTATAAAAAATATCTGTAATCCCAACCGCAATGACAGCAGCTAGACAGGCAGCACAAGGTCTACACATTCCGTACTGAGTGTTGCTGCCAACTCTAGCAATGTATATTGCTGCTCCGGTTAGGTCCACTCGTCTATTTATAGCATTCTTAATGGCAGCCATCTCTGCGTGCAATGCATGTCCAACACTATCGAATATTTCTCCATCAAACCGCTTCTTATTATAGAAGTATTGCATTGGATCAGATTTTGAACTATTACGTCCAATATACTGATTGCCCCGTTTGTCAACAACAAGGGCACCAATTTTGATGTTCTTAACCCCGTATGTGCTTGAGTGAGCAAGAGTTAAAGCACTAGCAAGATACTTTAGCTCTTTTTTGCAAAAGGGCATTAGTGAACAGTTTCGGCCCAGAATGCACGATCGGGGTCGTTGAACGTGTTCGTGCTAGAAAATACTTCTTCACTGATGATGTTAGACTGACGCTTACGATCGAAGATGCAGGACACAGCAAAAGCTTTCAGCTTATTAGAGGGTTTGCCATCACTGTGGTGAGTGGTCACTTCCGTTGCAATGTTCATTGCGTCATACACAGACATTGGTACCGCAATCCGCTTGACGTCATTGACCGACATCGACTTAGGCAGCTCAAACGAATCCAGTGCTGCAACTTTTTCAAGCAAATTGTTGAGGAATTTGCGACTATCTACAGCCATCGCTTCATTGTCCAATTGGCGACCAATTTCTAGCTTCAGCAAACGTGCATCAGCAAGGTTGGCACGTTCGTCAGGCATATCCGCGAGGCGGCCGATAACGGTAGTGTGAAAAATGTGCTTCAGCACATCGTTGCTGACATGCATGTTGGATTCCCAATCACTAATCATTGGAATCGAGCGAGACATCACTGTACCTTTGCCGAAGATCATTTGGTTCGAGCACAATGCTCGAACCATTTCGAAACGACTGTCGATGGACGGAGAGAATGCACTCCACTCAAATCCCACATCGACATCGAATTTACCACCCTTGGCAAACGCCTCGTGTTCAAATTGTGAAGTGCGATTGCGAGGGACGAGAGTATCACCATGCTTGAGGAATCCGATGCGCTGCGACAATTCGTTCAGAGCATCTGTACCATGCACAAAGCCAGTGTACGATGTTGGCCGATAATCGATGACCTTATCATCAGCAACGTGGAAAAGACCACCAGCGTACTGCTCGATTACTTGCTTTGGGTCGACGCCCAACAGCACTTGTTTTGCTTCGTTAGACGTCGAGCTAAACGGGACGTCAAAAATCTTGTCGACTTTCATTCCTGTTAGGCCCTTGTCACCTAGGATCGGTGCCACAGACTTAGCACGATAGATCAAAGAACTGGTGATATCAGCAGCAGAAGTGAAATTTTGGGTACGAACGAACATTATTGAGGACTCCTTAAAAGATAGACAAGTATCCGATGTAACCAAATTGAGGTCAACTGAAGTTCATCATCGGCAGTGAATTATAGTGTTTACGAGCTGCATACACGATTTCATTCTTTGACACATCGGTTGCACCATCATCCAACTCTTCGCCAGCTCCCACTACCGAGGCGGTGCGTGTACAACCTTTAGACATCAACATCTTGATGCAATCCTTTACAGTGATAAACTGACCGAGTGTTGTGGCACGGTTACACAGACCAGTGAGCCACGCCAACGTCTGCGAGAATGTCAATGGAGCAGGGCAAGTCATTTGCACTGTTGGTGTCAACTCACCCAGGTTGAATGTACCGTGTTCGATCATTAGCAGTGGTAAGCCAAGTGGTTCGATTGTTTCAAAATCAAACGCATTTGCAAGGCGGCCGGCAGCGTAATTGACGAAGCGGAGATTAACGAACCGAATCTTGTCAATCATATCAACGCTGTCGTACACAGCTGCGGTATTATTGCTAACATCGTCCGCAATCAGTTGCAGGAATGACCCAGCAGAATTGGTACACGGTGCAGTAACAACCCACTTACCTTTTGCAGCCTGGTATGCGAAGCAAGCGCGAGGCGAACTGGTCCATACCGGATCGCCGCAATGAAACATATCGTAACATGCAGTCAATTTCAACACACCAAAGTTACGATCAAATACTTCTGGCTCCGCATCGATCGTGTAGATGTACTGGCCATCAAAGTACGCATTTGCAGGCGCCTTGAACAGTGTCAAATTGATATCGATGATACTTTTCCACTTGCCTTTGCGAGCATCTGGTAGTGCTGCACGAATGGGGCAGTCTGCACTCACAATGCGATCGCCAACAAAAGCAACGCAGATCGGGTGTGCTACAGAGAATTTAGACACATTGCCAATCGACTTACGAAGACGATATGATACACCTGGAGGAATACTAAACTTGGTCTCTACGCCATCTCGCACCAGAGTGACGGTGCAATCAACAGTCGCTTGTGAGAGTTGTGTCATATGCAAGTATTCGAAAGAGACTGCATCAATCAGCTTAAAGTGTTTGTTTGAAATCATATGCGTGCACTATATTGAAAGGTTGATTTGGGGTCAAGCAATTACTTGGGTAGCAATCGAGTCGATTATTGTAACGATTGTTTGTTTTTCAAAGTGTGGGATGCGGATGAGTGTCATATTGTGGTCTTCTGCATATTTTGTTTTGATCAAATCGTTCTGCTGCTGGCGAGAAAACCGCAATGCCGCGCTCTCCGCTCCATCGCCGTGCTGGATAGCTTGGTAGTGATAAATCCCATCATATTCGATTACCGTATTTTGCGTTGGTAAGTAAAAATCGTATCGAAGAGCTGATTTGGTGTCAGCCCCAATACAACCAGGGAATTTCTTCTGGGCAATAAACTTTATGTGTCTGTCAGTCAACAACTGTCGAATGATCTGCTCGGGTCCCGACTCACAGCAGGTTGGGCACCCTTGGTATCCTCTAATGTGGTTTGTAGGGGACATCTCGAAATCACCGTGGATGGGACAGGTTATCGTTACTTTCGGATGCCACCCCTTGTAGTCAACTTTAGAGTAATCATACTTATTGCCATGTATTAGTATCCGCTCCTGTTCAAATATCAGTTTGGTGCGTTGGATTTTTAGTGCTGCATTAGTAACAAACTTGCATTTTTCACATTTTGTTTTTTGGTAAATGTGTTTGTTAACCGTTTGTGTAAACTCGCCGTGTGTTGGACATACGATAGTTAACAGGGAATCTGTGGTGATATAACCACGTGGCGATAACGATACGTCGGTATAGAGGTAGGCAGAGTTGTGGAGCGTGTTACACTCCTCTCTAATGTCATCTATATTTTTGAATCGTACGGAGTTTTGCAGTCGAGCTTGTTTCGCACAAGTTGGACAACCTTCTTTCGCTGATATGTGTTTAACTGGTCGCTTCAAAAACGGTCCGTGGTCTGGACAAATAATAGTAACCGGAACGTGTGTAGAGCTGTAGCATACTTGCGAATAATCATACTTGTTATCAAATATGTTATTAGCGGCGGTGATGAATCGAGTTTGCCACTCCGGTAATGTTTTTTGTTCGTAATGCATATGGTGCCTCGTATATCAGGTATTTATGCTCTACCGATGAAAAATACTCCATATTTTACCTAACTACGTGACATCTCCACTGGTGTCGCACTTTATACCAAATCTCGTGGTAATGGGGATCCACGATATCACTGGCAGTTAAGTTATTACTCGATAATGGGTTGATGATCTCATAAACACGAGATTCACAGTCATTCCGCGCCGAACGTCCAATAACTTGGTTCAAAAGTGGTTTACTTGCAGTGGTACGACCAATGATAATGCTCTCGCATCCCTTTACGTCAGTACCTTCACCGATCTTATTACACGAGATCACAAACTGCACTTCTGCTTTTTCGAACTTAATCAGTTCCGCATTGAGTGTCTTTTCTTTAACATTGACCAGTGCAACAGAAGTGAGCTTGAGTGCAGCAAGACGCTGCTGCAGATCTACAGCTTCGTGTTTAGTACGGACGAACACCATTGTTTGACCGAGCGAAGATTGCTTGAGCTCAACAATGTCCATTACCATATCGACGTGTTCACGTGCAGGACTGTCTATAAATGAGTACACACTGCTATCAGCAAGGAATCCTGCAGCTACTGCGTCTTCCCGAGAAAGCGTCTCTACAAACTTGGAAAACTTGCACAACACTCCATCGGCTCTTGACGGGGTCGCACTTAACCCAATGATTGGTTTAACACTGATTTGTTCCAGTTTGTGTTGGAAAGTCAACATTGCTTCGTGGTGCGCTTCGTCGAGCACAACGATGTCCCACTGCATATCACGTGGCACTGTGCTAAAGGTGGATAACGTAGTAAATAAAATTTTCGCCGAGGATTGGCCAGTGTACCCTGCGCACATAGGCGTGTGTTTATATTCATCATCCTTGAGAATAGTCATTTCCGTGCAATACGCATCTGCGGCTTGTTTGAGCAGCCGATGACGATGGGCGATAAACAACACACGAAGTGGTTGGTCTGGTCGAATACCCAGTACGGTGCGCAACTCCGGAGCAACTAACAGCAGTCCAGCCGTATGAGTCTTCCCAGCGCCTGTTGGCAACACGCAGCAGATGCGGGTGTGTCCGCCCACTAATGCGGCTATTACTTCATTTTTTGCAGCGACTTGATATGTGCGAGCAGGTTTGCCAGCGAAAATCTGTTGTATAAGCATTTTATTCCTTAATGAGCCGAGAGTATCCACTTAATAAAAAATGGGGTCAACTTTTAAAATCTGCATAAATACGTGTATAACTCAACCAGATAGAGTAGATGGACGATACTAATAAACGAATGAGCAACTTCATAGAAAAGGCGAAACTACTTCACGGCAATCGATATGATTATTCACAAGTAGTATACAAAAACGCAAAAACTCCGGTTAACATAATGTGCTATATTCACGGTGTGTTTAGTCAACTACCTGACCAACATATTCGCACACACAATACAAGCAAACACACTAACACCGGAGGATGTCCACAATGTGCACAGCAAAGTCGAATAAAAACAAAACAAAAATCGATAGCAGAGTTTGTGGAGCAGGCTAACACAATACACAACAGCAAGTATACGTACCACAACGCTGTATACGTCAATACTCACACTAAACTAATAATAACCTGTCCAGAACACGGTGATTTTAGTATGACACCAAAAGACCATCTTACCGGAAAACAAGGCTGTCGACTATGTTGCTACAGAAAACACCACTCTGGAAAAGCGATTAGATGGTTGGAACAAATCGAACAACATAATAACTGCACATTACAACGAATAGGACGAGGCAAAGAATATAAAATACCAAATACTCGGTTTCACGCTGACGGGTATGATGCTGCTACTAATACAATATACGAGTTTTATGGTAACAAGTTTCACGGTAATCCAGATATCTATAGCGAGAGTGATACTTGCCACCCCTTTAACAAAACAATCACAGCAGGTGAGTTATATCACACCACCCTCGAACGTGAAACTCTTGTACAGTCGATGGGATATAATCTGGTTACCATCTGGGAAAGTGAGTTTACCGACTAACCTATTTTTGGAAAGGGCACAACAGGATTGAGAGTCTTTTCAACAATCGTGCAGAAATCAAACAATTTACCAAAATCTTCTGCAGCTTGGAGATTGTCAAAGATTTCCACTGGATTGACAACATCTTCAGTAACATCTTCAAAAATGATGTTACCAGCAGTGACGAGATATAGTGTGGTCATGGTATTACAGGGGCAAACGGAAGATGATTGAAGTGCGAGTACCATAGTGCGTGCAGCAATCGCGTTGCTTAACAGTCAATCCGGGAATTTCTAATGCTTTGACAGCATCAATGCACTGTGCGTCGATCGCTGCATTATCACTACCGTACATCTTAACAGTGCGACAAGTTTTGTACTTGTTTGTGAACACATTGAACCCCATGCGCACACCAGCAGCGCGAAGTGCACGACGAACCAGAGTAGTAGCGAGAACTGTCATAATAATCCTTTGTTTGTCAATACGGTAATTATCTACCCTAATTCACAAAAGGTCAACAAAAAAGTCCGCCGGGGCGGACTTGTTGGATTATCGTGCAGTACCGATTGGACCTGCTTGTTGATGGTCCGCTGATGTGCGGGATTCGGGTGGCGGGAGTCCACCAGATTGTGGCTGTTGGGCAGCAGAACCAACATCAGCGTCTCCTTGTGTTTTACCAAGATTGAACGCTGCAAGTAGAGCAGTACGAACGGTGTCTGCGGATACTTGTTGGGAGTTGCCTTGGTTAGCTTGAGTATCAAGCGTTTGGAAGCCAAGCGTTTGAGCGATTTCAGCAAGACCTTGTGGAAGCGGACCTTGTTGAGCACTATCCACAGGTTGGTTGTACTCTTCTGCATCTTCTTTCACAGGTTTAGCAGGAGTTGCACGGACAGCGGTGACATCAATGTATCCTTTTTTCTTGTAGTCAGCAATTGCGTAGCTTTTTGCACGTTCTTTGTCTGGTGCATTTAGCTTGTAAGTTGCAGAACTCCAAGTGCGTGTGTCACCTTCCTTACGGAATTGTAGATGAACAACCCAAGGTTCTCCGATTGGCGCTTCTTCTAGTTCACTTTCCTTGACACCAGATTTCGATTTGTACGCAGCTTTTACTGCGCCACGGAAGCCCTTGATCATGTCTTTTTCAGAACCCGGAGGAGCAGTTTTAATTGCAGTTTCCAAGTCTTTACCACTCTTATCGACCTGGGCTTGGAATTCTTTCTTTTCTGCAGGAGTCATTGCCTCCTTCATTGCAGATGAGTGTATCCAACCTTCGCCAGATTCTTTGTTAAAGCGGCCGTACACTTCACCATCTCTCTTGGCTGTGTACTTGCCATCGGCAGCACCTTGTGAATACACTTCAAGACCAGCTTTCGCTGCAGCAGCTTTCCAAGCACCAAGTTCATCATACGGTGTGTTGCTACCAGTAGCTTCCTGTATGAGATGACCAGTAGCATTAAACTTATATCCCTTAGGTGCGGTTTTTAGTTTTATAGCTGTTGGATGCCTAGAGCCCGACATTGCATTATTATGTCCGAGTACTTTTTCATAGTTAGCAGTATCTTCAGTTTTACCTTTTTGCACGCTCTCGTACGTGTCAATGTTTTCAGGATCGCTCAAAAAATCCATTGCGAAGCTGCGGAAAGCTGCGATTTGACGCGGTGATACTTCCCCGTTTGACAACATTGGATCAAATTCAAGAGTACCAGCCTTACGGTTAACGCGACAGTCTTCGATTGTTAGTACGTCATTCTGTTCTGCGACTTTTTGCGCGAACTGCATAATGACAGCTTCTGGTTGATCATCGAGACCGACATCGACTAGAGGAATCTTGATAGTCTTGAACCGAGGGAACTCAGATTCTTTTAGTGAGACTCCAGCCATGTTGGCGAGGCGTTCTAGTAGTGATGACATAGTATGTGGATTATTTCAGTTATTTATGCAATGATGTTAGCAACAGCTTCAATCCCTGAGAGTAGTTGGGACGGAATCACCGTGAGAGTAGTGTTGTCTAGGAATCTGACATCATACTGAACAACTGAAATGTTTGGTCCGATAATAGTCGGAGTCGATTGAGTTGGCTGAACGTAGCTGCGTTTTGCAAGGATTTGGCACTTCTTTAATGAGATCTGCTTGAAGGTAGTATCAGCTTGTGTGCGAGGTACGATGAAGTACGCGATATCAGCGATATCGTAGTCGTATATGGTAGAGACAGTGTTGAGAGACATGGTGAGCCCTATGTGTGATACTTTATTTATCACAGTAGGGTAAAATGGTGCGCCCGACACGACTTGAACGTGCAATCTACTGGATTCGAATTCCAGTGCTTTATCCAGTTAAGCTACGGACGCATATTTGTAGTAGGCTGCACACATTATCATTAAGATGCGCTTCGATATTTAACGTGGCCTAAACCATTCCGCATCGCCTTTACCAAAGTCTGACCGACTTAACTACAAAATTCTGTTATTTGAGCTTAACTTCTTTGTAAGCGACGTGCTTGCGAATGATTGGGTCGTACAGGTTGAACTCCAGTTTCCCCGGAGTAGTCTTCTTATTCTTGTCAGTTGTGTAGAAGTGTCCTGAACCGGATGTGGACTCTAGTTTAATTAGTTCTCTACCGTGCTTGCGTGCCATGTGTTAAGCTCCTAGTTGTATAAATTGGCGGAGAAGACAGGACTTGAACCTGCACACCGTTTCCAGTGCTTGTTTAGCAAACAAGTGCGGCTACCATTTCGCCACTTCTCCAAAACTATCAAAATTGCGTGTGTTTATTTAGTGGTGCGACCGAGAGGACTTGAACCTCCATAATCAACCCTCGCAAGGTTGGACATTATCCAGTTATGATACAGTCGCAAAATTTGGTTGTAGGACCCACAGGTCTCCGAATAGTTGAGAATCGATAGCGCTATATCGAATGCCGCCGAATCCACCATCTCCCCATCCGCGTCCCCAGGAATTTTCAATTAACAGTCGCTTAGCAGCATCATCATATCCAATGATCGCAACTTCGTGTCCACCGAGTACTTTATTACTACGTGTTATTGTAGTGTTCCAGTTATGAGTCTTCCAGGGTCCCGTCAAGGTTCTGAATGACGTTGTTACAATTAAACTAAGCAAAATTGGGACACCGTTATTCAAACTGGTTTTAATTGCGGTAAGTAAGGCTCCATCTAATAGTCGATATCCAGCAATTCTATAAGAGAGTGCTTGATCAAACGCAGCTTGGGGTGGAGTATCGAACATATTCTCTTTATTATATTGCCACAATTCTTCTTTGCACACTCCGTAAGTTAGTAAAGATTCTCCAATTAGAACAGCCGGTGCACCGACATCGTCGTCGGGTGCACCTTCTAATGTCCGCTCACAGAAGTATAAAAACAATCTACTAAATTCGATCGACACATCATTACGTTGCTTGTACATAATTTCCATGCACGCGCACCCTGCGTTTGCTGTACAAGAGCCGTACGATTGCTGATTGATAACATAATCAGCATCTGGTCGTAGGTCCACTGAAGACGTGGATGGTAAGCGTAAGAAGATTTTTGCCATGTAGTTACTTACAGCAGAGATTGCTGGGAATTGGTGGCAATAAGTGGTGCCCATTATTGGAATTGAACCAATGTCCTCTTTCTTACCAAGAAAGCTGTCTACCACTGAAATAAATGGGCAAATTGGTACGCAGGGGGAATTTCGAAATCCCGGCCTTCTCTATGTAACAGAGTTACTCTGCCTCTGAGTTACCCGCGTATAAGGTGGTGGGTCGTGACGGGATCGAACCGCCGACAGCTACCGTGTAAGGATAGAGTTCTACCGCTGAACTAACGACCCATATATGGTGCTCCCACGAGGACTTGAACCTCGCTTTCTGGATTACAAAACCAGTGTGTCGCCATCTACACTTTAGGAGCTAAATTTTGGTGCCCAATGTCTGATTCGAACAGACGACCTACCGCTTACCTTTTGGAGTTATCCTCCTGTACAGGAGACTCGTGAGAATCTCCTGTGGAGAGAGGTCATTATCCTCTCCGAAAAGGCGGTTGCTCTACCCCTGAGCTAATCGGGCTTGTACTTTCTACTACTCTGTCGATTTCTCGACTTATAAGTTATCGTAAGTGAATGACAGTTTGGACACAACAACCGCAAATTAGATTCCGTCGTATTCATCCAGTTACCATCTATGTGATCTACTTCCAGTGGAATTCGACCATCTGTTGGGTGCTTTTGATTCCAGCCACACTCAACACACTTGCTATCAAACTTTTCAAATACAAAACGTCGAACGTGCAAACTTATTCCACGCTGTCCACTCAAACCAGTCTCCTCGCCAGCTAACCAACGCTGTATAAACTGGTTGTACTGGTAATCAACTTGACACCTGTTTGAACAGAACTTTCCTCTTGCTGAGTGTTTGCTCTGTTCTCGCTCCGTGCCACAGTGTAAGCATGTTATATTGTGCTTGCTGTACGCCATTCTGTATCCGCTTAATGTATATAGTCTGAAAAATCCGACCATTTAGAAGAATTCTCGCAGGGGACGAAAACTCTTTTAAATGGTGCCCTTGTGGTGACCTGCCCACCACTCTCTTGATTACGAAACAAGTGTGTCGCTGTCTACACTTCAAGGGCAATATACGAAGTTGCTAAAGGATTCGAACCTTTCCGAACCGTGCGGATTTATGTGTACCATACTTTCAGCTGAATCGAATAGCATACTACCCTCGGTGGGAACTCCTGGCCCAGCAGGAGCAACTACATTTCATGGCGGAAGACTGAGGATTCGAACCTCCGGCGCACATTGACGCTCCACGTGCTTTCCAAGCGCGGCTAGTATCCCTGACTAGAAAATCTTCCAAATCTTGGCGGGGCGTGATAGAATCGAACTATCACCGCTATTAACAGTGGAACGGTATTCAAAGCCGCTTGGTACCCAGTACCTCCACACCCCAATATTCTTATTATACAACACTAGCAAAGTTGTCTGCAACTGGTGCGCTATTTAGCAGCGTCTTCACTGCAGCGTTGATTGCTTCCCATTCCGTTGGGTCAAATCGCACTACACCATTTTCAGCAGATTCGTCTGCCTGACTCAACTCAATGAAATACCCAGCTGCATCATCACACAACTTAACGTGCGTGGCACCTTCACCGAAGATTGGATTCACACCCGTTTGGTGAATAGAAATTGCGATAACCGTTTGTTTGTATATCATATGTCAATAGTCGTTGTAATTGATTAAGTTAGCAACTGGTCAATACCCATGTTTTTTCGCAGCGTACACCAACCGAGCTCTCACTCGCTTAAGATTCGCACGATATGCGTCATCGTCTTCTGGCAGCGCATGCTCTCCAACCCAATGGAGGACTCCAGTTTCGTCCACGATTCGCAATTGCAGCACATCAGGCGGATGCCCTGCTCGCGCTCGTAGATCAGAGCTGTACACATTTTTGTAAGTTTTAACCAGCATGCTAGTCATTGAAGTGATAATGTTCGAATGCCTCCAGTGACACAGACACTATCAAGTGCTTGGTGAAGTAATACGCATCTTTCTGACCTGTATTATCAGTCAGTGACCACAATTTCAAACTACGATCGTACCACAAGGTGAAATCATACTTCGCTGCAAGTGCTTTAAATTTATTCATGTGATAATTATCTCACCACACTACAAACAAGTCAACGATTAATTGTAATCTCTACTCCATATGTTTGATCTGCCGTATAACACTCCTCAGCATGCACTCCTGGGATGCTATTCAACTCATCGAGTACTTCCGACACATCTACTTCTTCCGGATTATAATTACCGACTTCAGCTTTAAAGAATATTCCCTGGGCTGCAGCTTCGGCATCAAAGAACCTATTCACATACCCTTTGATCCCGTACTGTTGGTAGAAAGTATCAATCACCGCCAGTACTCTGGCTTTAGATTGTGAAAACTGATCACCTGACTTAACTGCTTCGTTCAATCGACGAACGATCTGTGTTGTTACTGGTATACCAGCCAGCGTCAAGAATTGTTCTGGGGACATTTTTATACCTTCGTGTTGTGTGTATTAGCGTATTTAGTCACGGCTTCAAACTTTCAGCAATGATGAATTCAATCCGACGCACTTTCGGAGTAGCACCAATCAACTGTCCCTTGTAAAACACGCTCCAGCACTTTCCGTACAGGTTAGCAGTGTAAGATGAACTATCTCCACCAACGGTGATGTGGCGGAAACCTTTGTAAGGGCAAGTGTGGATTGTGATCTTCATTTTGTGTCCTTTGTTTGTCAATACGGTAATTATCTACCCTATTTCCAAAAAGGTCAACAGATTTGGTGGTGCGGGGGAGATTTGCACTCCCTTCATTCAGCCTTATGAGGACCGCGTATTGCTAATAATACTACCGCACCGAACGTTACAAAGCACACAGGGGTGACGTACGGGGGTCGAACCCGTACTAACAGAATCACAATCTGGGGTGCTGCCGCTACACTAACGTCACACCTCTATGCTTTGTAAAAATTGGAGGAAGGATAGAGGATCGAACTCTAACCCCTTGCGGAGTCCGACTGCGTTCGAAGCAGTGTCTCACCCAGTGAGATTAACCTTCCATTTGTTTGGTGGATCGTAAAGGAATCGAACCTTTGTGTCTGCCGAGTCAAAGCAGTGCTCTACCATTGAGCTAACGAACCATGTGGTTATTGTGCTACGAGCACTTCCTGCACTACGCCATCGATATTCATCAATTGCTTGCGGTACAGCTTGCCGTTGATTACAACTTGGTTGGGATCTGTGATAATGATCGGAGCAGGTTGTACATACACAGGTTGTACATACGCAGGTTGTTGTTGCACGAGTACCGTCTGACGCTGACTTTGTCCAATTTCATACCCGATGACACCACTGAGTACTGGACCGATCCAGCCGCCTCCATGACCCCAACCACCTCGGTAGCAACAACGATCAGCAAATGCGGAACTTGCTGCGACAGCTAATAGTAAACTTACAAGAATCTTCTTCATAATACTCTCCTGAGGTAGTATATTTATAAAATGGTGCAACCAGCTGGATCCGCCCCAGCGACACCCGGGGTTTCAATCCGGTGCTCTCCTAACTGAGCTATGGCTGCATAAAATTGGCCCACTCCCCTGGTACCGCCCCAGGATCTCTGGATTTTCAGCCCAGCGCTAATACTTTGTCAGCTAGAAGTGGAAAATAAGACAGGATACACTTTAGGTTTGAATTAAAAGGTCAAATTGTTTAGATTTGCTGTTCGTATCCTTAAACTTGGGGGCGTCTATTGAGATGGCTCAATATCTCTCACTCAACGTGAGCGCATTTACATTATGCTAAGCTACCCATATTTGGCACAGTAGACGGGACTCGAACCCGCGGTAGTCTCCTAGACAGGGAGGTGCATTAGCCGCTATGCTACTACTGTATAATTAATAAACCTGCATGTACCTTTTTGTGACAATTGCTGCACAGGCACACACATTTTTCAATCTCTGCGAGGATCTTTTCCCAGTTGCGTCCCACGCTCGAACCGACTCCAAAATCTTTGATTGACGGATCGGTGTGATGGAACTCTAAGCAGACTGGCTCTCGCTCGTCACAAAATAAGCACTTCTGCTTACTCTTATATTCGTACAACATGGCTGCTTGATTAGCTCTACGCTTTCTGTTTGCAGTCGCATATTTGTCGCCGTACTTTGTCACATACTGGCTTTTGTAAAACTGTCTAGTGCATTGTTTGCAGCTTGACATTACCCCATCCTTGCGGGATTTGTCTTTTCTAAACTCCGACAGCTCTTTTTCTTGCTGGCATTTAGAACATACTTTCTTCATACACTACTCCATGTGATCGAACATATTTATGATTCGATCCCGAACATAATTGGCGACCTATATCGGATTTGAACCGATCTATCTCTACCGTGACAGGGTAGCGTCCACACCAAGCAGACTCATAGGCCATAAAATTCTTATTGACTATTTGGTATCCCTCGGTCAATAAACGAGTCATCACGAAGCCGGTCCTTCACAGGATGGGCGGTAAATGGCATCACGTACGAGTTACGCTCTCGTCTGGTCTGCGTGAAAGGCAGATGACCTCACTAGAAGTCCAACGTGATATAAATGGCACTGCTGAGGAGTTTAGTCCTGCACAGAATTTGTTCGCCCTTGGTGAAATCCATCCGGTATACAAAGATCAAACTGAATCTTCGTATTAAGTTTACCGTCAGTAATCCACTTTTGTTTATATTTTCTTTGATACGGCTTAACCTTCCGTCCCGTTAAGGATGCTGAAATTCGGTCTCTCCAGTCATCTTGTTGCAGGATTAGTTGTTTTCGGAATTTACCCGCACATACTCTATTGCAGAATTTTCGTTCTGTTTTCTTTTTAGAATCGACTCGAAATGGCTGTCCACAACAATCACAAATATAGTCATACGTCGGTGCGTATCCATCATACAAAGTGTGGTATCGCTTGGTGCCATACTTTTCAGATACATAATCGAAAGCGTATTTTAGATCATCCTTACGGAGAACTTGCACAACATACCCATGAGAAATTGCTACAGCCGTTTTCTTATCCACTGCTAATTGGGCTTCATACCCTTTCGTCTCGACGATAGTCTTACCGTCACCTAGTAGGAAATCTGGATAATACCGGACACCATTAGCTTCCAATAATCCCGGAAATCGGGTAAAGTTAATTCCGTGATCTATAGAATATATCACCCAACACAACTCGTAAGTGCTACCACAATAGATTCCATTGTAGTACCCTGTTTTGCTCCTACCAGAGCCTTCTCGATAACCACCCATAGACATAAAAAGTCCTCCTATGTCTATTTATGAGTTAGAACTCCTAACCAATAGACGATCACAAAGTATGGTATCACTGACGGAAGTCGAATCCGCATTTGCTAGATTGAAAGTCTAGTGTCCTATTCCAATTAGACGACAGTGATATATTTCTGGTAGCCACGGACAATTTCGAAATGTCGACTTATCCCTTATCAAGGGATTACTCTGCCTCTGAGTTACGCGGCTAAAATTGGTGCCCGGAATTGGAATCGAACCAATCACCGCTCGATTATCAGTCGAGTGCTCTACCGATGAGCTGTCCGGGCATAATGTTGTGGTGGGAGCACTGGGATTTGAACCCAGAACCTATCGGGTAAGAGCCGATTGCTGCTAGCCAGTTGAGCTACGCTCCCAAATTCTTATTCAATAACTGTTTCGCTCTTTCGTAGTTAGCGCCTTTTGCTGCTAATCCGGCTCTTAGTAATCCTTGACGGATGTTAGGAGCGTCTTGTAAGTGCTGCAACAACGTTTTATCCTGTACAACGTTTTTTCCATTATTGGCGGGTTTGTTTCGACCGCGCCAAGTATCCGTGATACTGTGACAATTAGGACACAGCTATTGAATAAGTTTTGGTCCCTGTGATCCGAGTCGAACGGACACCTGATCGGGTAAAAGCCGATTGCTCTAGCCATTAAGCTACACAGGGATAAAAACACACGCAAATTTTTAATGATCTTACTTGCACCAACCTCGATCGATTAGGCAATAAAAAGGGCCCCTATTTGGAGCCCTTGTTTCTTATCCGGTTAGAACGATTCTTTAATCATCCCATCCTTCTTGAACAAGGGCGCACATAGTATCCGAACGATCGCTAAAGCGCTCACTCATTGTATGTTTGCTAATAATCACGAAGGACGAAGACATTTCAAAAACTTTCTACTGTAAGAGTATATATGGCTCAATGCCAAAAGGCTAACTATAAATCAAAAAACTTTTTGGGTCAACAGATCTTTTTAACTTTTTCTGCTAACCGATTTGTCTAATGTAACACATTTCACAAAGTGGGTCAACAGGTTGTTTCAAAATTTCTTTTTAACTTTTTCTGCTACCCGATTTGTCTAATGTAACACATTTCACAAAGTGGGTCAACAGGTTGTTTTGCTAGTTTGCAAAAACAGATGGAGAGCCCTGTGTAATCGAGTCTCCATTTGAATCCGGATCACCCTTTCGTGCAACAGGTTGGCCGTTTGCAAAAACAGATGGAGAGCCCTGTGTAATCGAGTCTCCATTTGAATCCGGATCACCCTTTCGTGCAACTGCTGGCATGATTACAAAGCAATGCGGTACGGGTCACGTAGCACAGGAGCGATTGCAAATTCAGTGTGGGGACTGATTTGCCACAACATTGGCACGCCGTCTGCAGCTTGAGTGGCTGCTTCGACGAACAATTCAGGTTGGTTGAAATTGATTTCAGTGAACAGTGCGTTGTCAGCAAATGCAGTTTGCACTTTACTCACCCGCACGACCAACTCATTGAGTACTTTGACTGATAACCAGTACACACTATGTTTACCGTCTATGGCGAGCTGGGCGTCGATCAGCGTGAGCGAACCTGTAAAAATATAACCAACCAGGGTTAGTGTCATATTGTCCGGCAGGAGGCCGTGCGCTGCGACAAGGTTAGAGTGAATTAAGAGTAACGACCTGGTGTTGGCGTTTGCCCACTTTGTCGCTGCTTTTGAATTGGTACCAAGAATTTTACCTTGGCTATCGATCTCAATTACTGCCTTTGCCCCTTGGGGTTCAGCAAATCCGATGTATCCAATCGTCGGTAGCAGATCGGTAGAATTCTGGGTAGCTGCGTTGTTGAGATCCACAGATAGTACGACGTTGGCGATTGGTTGGTATTTTGGGAAAGTGATCATATAGGTGAGGTTATAGTAAAGTTATGTGGAACACCACATGCCGAGCTTCAGTTGCGCTTCGTATTTAGAAGATGTCATTTTGGCAACTATTTGCTGCTCAGTGTACAGTCTTCCGTACTTAACGATCGCATCATTTATATCTTGTGCACCACCAATATCTGGGAAACTGAGTGAGTAGTTTTGCTCAAGAGCTTGTAACGCAAGAGCGTATCCCCGCTTATCTCGCTGCGGAACGACGATCTTCTTCTTACTACTCACCGTAAGTACTCGAATCTGATATGGGGAGAACTCACTTCCTAATATTGCTACACCGTCAATACTCATCATGTCAAACGGACCTTCGCAGATTATGATGTAGTCTTTGGAGTAATCATCAAGATTGTGGTAACCAAATAACACATTCGCCTTTGGGTCAGATGGACTGTCCCAACGCTTGGCATGATTGTCGTAGGTTCGTCCCTGGTAGTAGATTACTTGGTTAGAACGATTGTACATAGGGACGATGATCCGCTTGTACCACTTGTTTCTGGAGTTAGTTGTTGTCGATATCATCAACCCGTATTTTGCATAGTCTACGAACCGGGTTTCGGTGTATCGGATAGCTTCTGCATGGGTTGGATTAGTAACATTAAGGAATTCGAATTCTGAAGGGACTTCGATTGGAGGAGGCTGACGATATTGCTCACGGTGAATCGCTTCTTCCGTTGTGTCTTCTTGTGCACCAAACGAGGCGAAGAGTGATTTTTTTGCTGCAGAAATGTCTACATTAAACGCAGTTAGTACCTCGTACATGCCTTTTGAGAATTTCTGCGAAGATGGGGCATGTCCAGCAGCGTGGCCGCAATTGAAGCAATGAAAGGTGCTAGCACCATTTTCGAATATAAATCCAGCACGAGCTTTGTAGTCGTTGCAAATCTTGCATTTAACTATGTGCCAACCTGAGGAAGAGGGAGACCTCGTTCCCAAGATCCCGCTCTGTTTAATTACATTTTCAAGTGTTTCAGTTTCGAACATTATTCAAGTGGTGGTGTGTCCTCGATTACTAGAGTGGCGACACCTTTTTTAGATTTACGGGGCTTTGTGTGAGTTTCTTCTATTTGTTCTTTGTGCAGCACACGCAGTCGTTTACCAATTACGTCCGATGCGAACCACAGTTCTTCACCGTTGTCGATCCGTTTAATTTCGTCTGCTGACAAAAACTTAGAGCACGTCTTTTTGACAAGCATCGTGTACTGACGTTTGTACGCTTGTACCTGTTTATCAACATCGGAACTCTTACCGACGAATCCTCCGTTGAACGTGTGGAACATCATCATTGCACAATCGTGGACGATATACTGGTGACCAGCAAGGAACAAGATTGCGCCCATCGAGCAGGCTTGTGAGTCGAGTACAGTAGTAACCGTACCTTGACATTCTGCAATTGCAGACACGATAGCAATGCCAGTATCGAGGTGACCACCGGCAGTGTTGAGGTGTAAATAAATTTGATCAGTAGCTTCAGCAGTTCGAATTGTTTGAATTAGTTCGATGTAGTTTTCAGGAGGTCCGATATCCGAATAGAGATAGAAGTTATGATGTTTAACATGAATTGTCCGAGTGAACCCAAACTTAGGACGAGGGGCAAGCTCATCGTCAGCTAATTCGTCTTCGATGTCATTTTTTATTGAAGCTCTGTTGAATTTTTGCATAATTTCCCTTGTCGCATGCGAGTTGCGCGCTTATTTACAAGCAGGCTTGTATCACGTACGCGGGGGTAAGGGTATAGTTATGCTGCAAGTCTACGTACAAATCCACAAGTCTTGCAGCGAATGACATTAACAACAACTGGGCCGCTATAGAAGTCGCCAACCGCTTGCTCTTGAAATCTCTCAATATCAAGGTGATCACAACGCAACTGCAATTCGCGCTCCATCTCCACCAACTCGGCTTGGTGAGTAATGATTTGGTTGCGTTTTTTATCGACGTTGTACCGCAGACGTGAGAAGGGAAGTTGATCGTCAGCCATTTTAGGAAAGTTTTTCGTAGTACTCTTTATCTAGTACTAGTTTTGGCAAGGTATCCAGATCAAGTGAATTGAGGTCGCCCTTAAAGTTCAGAGCAAGTGAAATATGCGGAAGATAATCATCAAAGTCGTAACTCGCGCCCTGATCGAGGTAATGTTGCCAACGACTAGCGCATTGGTTGCTCTTAACTTTTAGAACCAAGTATTTTTTATCATTATCTTTTCCGAACTCTGCAAAAGCGATCGGATCCACATTCCAGTCCGACAAGTCATCGATCGTATCATTCTCGTCAATTGGGAAAACTTTTGTCGAATAGCAGATCGTGATATGCAAGTTATCGAAAAAGTCTTTCGACGTCGGTACTTTATTCTCTTTGCACCACTTTTTTAAGTCAGCTGTGGTCTGCTTTGATACTTTAGCAGCCACATAGTGACCAGTTTTGCGGGTATCCTCAAGTGTTTCAAGTAAGGTGCGAAAGAAGGTGAACATCTGAATTACATTAATTGAGTATTTAGAGCAGTTTCGTACAATTTTTTAACAAGGCGGGCAGCCTTGAGTGAAGCCCGTGCATCTTCCAGCGCGTTGTGAGTATCTCGATCGATCCCAACTTGTTCGAACAATTCATTTGAATTGTTCGCATTGAGTAGCACTTTACCTAGTGTGTAACTATCAACACTGTGACCAGATAGTTGGATGACCGCGTCGTTGTGTTCGAAGAACCGAATAACGAAGTGCCGGTCGAACGTCGCTACGTTGTGGCCACCGAGTGTGATAGCACGAGATGGATCGAAATGCTTGCAAAGAAACTCAACAAACAGGACAAACCCATCTTCATACGAAACTCCATTTTCTTCGAGGTATTCTTTAGATAGTCCATGAACACGTTCTGCGCCCGGATCCCATTGGCATGCATCCATGAACTTAAACTCCGTATAGAATGTGTCCACTTCTTTTAGTGTAGTAGCATTAGCAACGATCGCGCCAAGGGAGGTCATTTGGAATTTACCATTCCCTGACCGGTCCATCATGTCGTTTAAATCGTAACCTGAAGTTTCGACGTCGATGAATAGGATTTTCGTTTTATTTGACATACTAATGAACAATGTTTGTAGATGCGGTTGCTTTCCAGCTCGTACCTAGTTGATTTTGATATGTACCGTCGTATTCCTTAGCCGAGGCACTTTCCCACAAAACAATCTGGGCGGTGCGCATACCAGCTTCAACGACGGTGCGTCGAATCACATGAGCCATCATCCCCAGGTTAGTAGTTTTGAACCCATTGTCGTGGAGCCCGCATTGGCCGATGCAACCGTTTCTGACGAATGTGCTACGCAATAGCAATAAACCAGCAATCCCACCAACTAACTCACATCCCTCATTGAACGTGAAATCGTATATGCCCGGTTCGAGAATGTACCCGCTTTTGATTCCATACAGTTGCGTCAGGTTGACTGGCGTGACCAGAGTGTGGGATCGGTGCATTGTCAACTTCTTGTCTTCGGCTAATACCGCAGGGTACTTGTCATCGTCGTTGACCCGATTAATAGCGAGTAGAGTTAAATCAATGCCGTCGCTTCCGACTTGTTTAGCTGGATTGGCAACATTGGTTACGAACCCTTCAGCAAAAGCACGTTGTGGGGAAATAATCATGGTTTATTTTTGATACTGTTTGAACTTATTGTTCAGGATTGTTAGATTGTGCTCAATGATAGGCTTGGCACGTTTATTCATATGTGCACCAAAATCAACTTCTGGTACATACTGTTTATCAATCGCCCAACTTTCATTAAATGTGTTATATCCGATCCCACAATGTCCAAAGTGCACTGGGCCTGACGAATCAAGTGTATCAACCATACCCATCTTCAGCAGTGGGTCAAGTTCAAGACCTGGAGATAACAAACCAAGCCAGTGAATGTGTTTTGCTTCGTATGCAGCTGCACGAGATTTATCCGCATCAAGCCATTGACGAATACGGTCAGCTGCAACTACTCGTGCATATCCCTTTGGATAGTCAGGTAGTGCGATTGGGTGCGCGAGAATGGACATACCGATGACATCAATTTGAGGATTGAACAGAGCCCACTCGAATGCTGTCATCCAACCATTCCAGTCGCCTGGTTTAGATTGTGGCACGAAGAATGTTTTAAAGCCATTTGCTTTAAACTGCGGGATATGATCGTTGGCAGCGTCTATTGTGATCTGGTGATGGATGCCTGGGTAATCAGGAAGTACCAAAATATCTGCACCAACTGATTGGCCAATTGTGATTAATTTATCAGGGTCGTAGGAATTTCCCAGTTCAAAAGCCCCGTTGTCTCCAATATACACTTCCCCTGGTTGTTTAGTGTCCCGATAAAAAGCAAGATACTCCGGGTCATAATATTTTGATTCAGTATGTAATAGGTGAGCAAGCAATAGGTGAAACTTGCTCCCTGTATATCTGGCGTATTCGGGAAGATATGCGGTTGGAGCAATAGTGCAGAATGATGGTGATTTAGACATTAGTAAGTTCCTTTTCAGTTTGTTTCTTCAGTTTCTTCTTAACTTTAGAAATCGTTTCGGAATCAAATAGTCCAGTATAAACAACTTCGTTGTCAACGAATACACAATGTGACGGCTTCATGGACCGAGTATGCCGAATGTAACTGTCGACATCGACATCCGCTAATTCGAACGAGGTGATAGCAAGACTTGGCGCAACAAGCGCAATCTGACGTGTTTGCATATAGGGACTTTCGGAGTTAAATGACTTGACCAGCGAATTGAGTGCCAGTGGAGGGGGTTGTGAGCTTAATTTCATCAGCAGGGTGAACTTCACCAGCTGGACGTTGTTGAGTACTGTAATACTCTTCGTCTTGAACTGCAATAACGGCAATTGACCTCATTGTTTGCTTGTAGCATGGAGATAGCTGTTGATGCTTAATCAACATGCAAGTAGTTTCGTCGCCCTCAGCATCGCGGTCCAGTTTCGATAGCAACGCAAGTAAATTACGTCGACTGAGGTACACTTTGGGAGTTTTTTCAGTAATCACAGATGTATAAAGTTAATGGAACAAATCAGGACAGAATGCCCTAATCTCTGCAATATACATCGACTTTGCGTTGGTGTCTACGTAAGTTGTACGAGGATCAACAAGTTCAGCAATTAGAAGGCGGGCAATTAGTTGCTTTTGTGCCATTTTAGTAGGGGGGATATTCATACCCAATCCTTGCAATCCACGAAGCAATCGGACATTTAGATAAAATTGGTCGCTTGATACAAACATATTAATTCGCCATTCCTTTAATTTCAACAAACACGAGCGTATTCTTCGGGTCTCCCACTTCCCATCTGTCAACTGTTTGAGAACCGTCCGGACTCGTGGTAGCACCCTTCGGAATATCACTTCCAGCAACAATTGCATCATATGTTTTCATTGTCCACGTGTCATGTTGATTTTGTTTGTATATCCACAGCTCGTCGAATAAGTTATTCTCATTCTTACGTTTATAGACAAGATGAGCTTCCGGTACAGTGCGAATGCTCCCTTGACGATCGGGGTCATCCTGTCCGTCTAGTTGCTGGGCATCTTGCGTCGCATCATCTTGTTGGAATTCATCATCGCCCTCTGGCTGGTCATCAGATAATGGAGGATTTGTAGCATCTTGTGGAGTGTTATCGTTACTATCTCCGTCACGAGTATAATCGACAAATCCTGCTTCGAAAATTGCAATGAGTTTCATTGTAGTAATGGGAACTTTTTTATATTTATCGATTCCCACATAAGTATGAGGGTACAACGATGATTACACCGGGAATATGACAGTTAACGCGACAAAATGTCAGAAGATTATACGCAACGGTAAGACGTGTTGGTTTTTTCCGGATGTTACAGTAGACGACCTCACCAAAGGGTTTTTGGTCGATATCGGATCTCAATTCGTTGAACAAGTGCACACACTATGGACCAACTACTGTAGTGGAAGTCAATCATCATACTTCAGTGTGTATCTGAATCTCGTACTAACCGATGCTCGAATACATCAACATCTGTATTCAATGTATCAGTCATTGCCATCATCCCAAGTAGAGGTCGTTGGAATGACAGTACCTAAACAATCAGTAATAATCAAGAAGCGCCGGATAACATCACTCTAAGGAACCTGTAAGTTTCCTCAATTGATTGTTGTGACATTTTGGTACCCTCATCTGTTAACTCACCCGCCTCGTCTGTAATACCATTTCTATATGCTTGCACGAATAATGCTGGATTTAGAGTAACTGAGTCAACGTCAATCGATAGCAACCCATTCTTTTCAAAAAATCGCCCAAATGAATAGGTTTTAGCATTAGAACGAACCAGAGAAAAACATTCCTCTGGCTGGTCCCGTTTAATAATAAGCTGAGCAATCAGCGCCTGTTGCTCTTTTGATAGAATCATCTTAGTACGAGTTGGAAGTTTTGTGAACGCCTGTCGTAGAGTCATTGGTGATCTTCACAGCTGTCGTTTTTGGATCCTGAACAATCTCGAAGTGCTTGTCTTCAGTGTTGTCAATAGTCTTTGCACCTTTTTTAGCCTTGAATAAAGCAGCAACAGTAGTCACACCTGGAGATGGCTTATCAATTTTAGCTAGGAACGATGCGAATGTTTCTACACCTTCTTTGACAGATTTAGCTTGGATTTTGTCAGCATAGTGCTCAGAGCTTGCGAGTTTCCATCCAGTATTAGCTTCTACAAAGTTCTTTGCGCCTTCACGAGTTTTGAATCTCTTGAACTTTGTAGACGATGCGTACGCAACCCACGCACCAGTTGGGGCTGCTTTTGCTTCACGAACACTTTCACCTTGACGCTTGCTTGGCGGAACAGATGGTTTGCCACCTTTAGCATCACTGAAGCCGGAGTTATATGCCGAGCCTTGTGGAGTATTGATATTTTGTGGAGTAGCTTGACCGCCACGTTTGCCAGTGTTGTAGCCATTCATATACTGAGCATCAATAGTTGGGTCGTTTTGTTGCTGCTGGCCTGGTGGCGCATCTTCGCCTAAACGGTAATCCATGCACTCGTCGAATTCCTCGTCATCGTCTTCGCGGTCATACTCACCGAAGTCATCTGTAACATCATCACCGTACGGATCCATCATTCGCTGACGGCCTTGTTGCATATCGTCACGCATATCTGGATTACCCATTTCACCTTGGTGCATAGAGTAGTCAGTGGAGGCTCCACTCTGTAGGGCATCAATTAGGGCTTCACGGCTCATTTGACCTGATAAGAACTGCTGCACTAGTTTTTCTTCATATGGGTCAACTTCACTAGTCTGTGCACCATATTTTGGCTCGTCAGTAAGTTGGTCGTCCGAAGTATCGCCATCAAAAGCGTCTTCGCCGATTTCGAGGTCTTGCTCGACATCTTGTTCACCTTCAGGTGATTGCATGCTATCATCAGCAAACTCATCATCGCCATCTTCTTCTGGGAAATCATCTTCGCCGAATTCGTCACCCATGTCGTCTTGACTACCTTGTTCACCACCGGTGATTTCGTCAAAATGCTCTACTGTAAGGACGTCGTCTGATTGATTGCCAAGGTCAGCCATCTTGTCAGCCATGGCTTGAAGTTCTTCACCTTCGAGTTGATTTTGCGCAATGTATTCAAACACACGAACAGCAAGTTCAGTATCCATGCAGATTACGTCTGCGTTCTCTTCATCTTCACCACCAAATTCGTCATCACCCATATCGTCCATTGGCTGCTCTTCGCCGTCTTCGCCTGGAGGTGGGCCATCAACAAACTCCACGTCATCGGCTCCAATTGAGCCTTCGCCAGTATCGAAGTCACCGTCTAGTGCTTCACCAACGATGCCATTTCCGTTTTGCATTTTTGCAGTTAGCGGAAAGCGTTTGACAACGGAGCCGGGGTTTTGAGCCTTGGCTTGGTCAGCTACATTTGGGTCAGTAGTAACAATGTTGATTGCGTTATTCGTCATCACAACGTATGCGTCAGTTTTTTCCATATCAGTATAGGTCCGTTCTGTAGTATCTATTTAGCGGAGAGTGTCCATTTACGGCCGTGGGCCCCAATGTACTCAACATCGTCCAGTTTGTATGACATTTTATCAATCAGATTTTGCACAACTCGTTGGTTAGCGAGCGCCTCTGATTGAGTAGTCGCGGTGACTACCACTTGCTTACGATGTGCTGGAGCAAGGTTGGTTAAAGCGGCATATGTTCCAGCAGTTACCATGAGTGCAAGCGTATTTCCTGCGCCAGACCGTTTAGCTATATTTCCAACAGCTGCTCCTAGTAACAATGGTAGCCAACTTTCATTGACGCGATTAAGGACTTGGTTGACGCGCATTGTTCACTCCAGTAATTTCAGTTTCAAGCTGGTCAACCAGATTAAGTAGCTGTTGCACAGTAATTTGATACGCTTGCACTACCACTCCAGGTGGAACTGTTGTGTCAAGTTTAGTGATTTCCAATACGGGATGCGGAATAGTACTAATCAAAGGGTATGGTTGTTGAACGAGTACTTTTACTTCGTGAGTTTCTACTTGGATCATCGGAGCTGGACACGTTTGGCAACCGGTTAATACAAGCGCTACGGCGACAATAAGGTAGTTCATTTGGCTGCTCCCCATGTTAACACTTTCGACTGATCAATTAGAAATCGAATAGACTGATCACACGTGTAGGTTGCGGTATTAGTTTTACGTAGTTCAGCAAGCTGTTGTTCTGCAGTAACCCGCATTTGATCAACCTTTGTTTGCACTTTACCCATCTCGATCACTTGTTTGTCGCCATTCTTCTTAAACGCGTCGATTGAACTATTTTGTCCATCGATAGTTGCAGTTAATAGTTTAATTTGCTGGTTGTGGGTTTCAACGTATATTTGATATTCGCGTTGTTGTACTGCAACTTGTTCATGCAATGTAAGATTTTGGTGGTACATGTAGTACGCAATACCGCTGGAAAGTCCAGCGGTAAGCAACAGTACCGAAATAACAAGGTTAGTTGGTTTTAAAAGAAAGTCCCATGGTCCCATAATATATGCGAAGCCTCGTGGTTTCGCATATTTATGTTATTTTTTACCAATAGGGAAAAACGCCCCAAGATTGAAGTGAGATACTTTCTTCATTTGTTCAATTTGGGTTTTTTCCTGAAGACGGCGAACATTTTTACGGAACTGCGCAAGATCCGCACTGTTGAGTTTATTTGGATCCAGAGCCGCGTTGGTCGGATCTAAATCAACAGATTGCGTACCCTCAGTAGAGACGAACTCCGTTGGTGTTGCAACTAACTCTATTAAAGTTGGGTCATTTTTATCTATCACATCGTCGATTTGGTCATTCATAGTAGTCCTTAGTTAAAATCAAATTCTTCTTCAATTGCTTGCATGTGCCGAGTTGGCACATGTCGTGGAATGGAATCAAACATGTTATGTAACATATTATCAACCAGCTTTTTCGAATGCATCACTCTATCTATCAGTGGTGCAAAATCTTCTGTAAACCAATGGGGTATCTCTTCTGTGTCTGTCGGCAACGCAATAGAGTTAAACATGCGACCTTCGTGCTCGAACTTGTATTTGAAGTTGAACACTTTGAGTTTCATTCCACTGGCAATTTGCAACGATTGGTTATCCTTATTATGTTCTCGAAACTCATTATATAATAACGCTGCTGCAACGTGGCCTGGCAAACGAGTATGAGGATCATCTCTAAAGTTATCTGTGTAGAATTCAATCTTCTTGATGCCTTTCGGTAGACCAATCTCCATCAGCGGTACATCATCGATAATCTTATCTCGATACGTAACGATGTACTCGTCAAGTTCTTTGTCCGGGGTACCTTTTAATAACATGGTTGCCGAAGACCGCAGAAACACCTTAACGTCACGAGGAGTAGTGGTTTTACGCATTTCGACACCCATGGCCTTGAGTTCATCTTTCGCTTTACCTTCTTTGTCAATCACATGAATAACGTAACGTTTCTTCCGAATAAAGAATCCGCGATCTGCTACAAGTTCTCGACCAGTTTTAATGAACCTATCGTATCCAGGCTGACATAAGAATGCTTTTTGATTAAACTCCGGAAAAGATGCATTGATTTCGTTAGCAATTTCGTCAGCCAGTTTAATAATGAATGCAGTAGTGGCACCTGATGGAACGATGTTCTTGATCGAAAAGTAACCAGAATCGGTATCGCCATAAATCAAACAAGGGCTTGCAATCTCGCCTCGCATTGCCCGCGGATCCTCGTCGTCGACGATCGGATCAATATTGTAGTCACCGTCAATGATCTCACAACCTTTACGCAACTGATGTTGCAAAATGCGACGGCCAGTTGCCGTAACGCTCTGTCCCATTCGTTTATCGTAGAATCGGAAGTTCTGGTTAAGCAGTGCGCCATACTGACTATTGAGCTTAATCTTCATAGCGTATTGAGCCATGTCATTAAATTCATAGTCGGATTGTGCTGCGTCGATCTCATCTTGACTGCCGCCGTTCTTTTCGAGCTCGGCTTTTCTAGCCGCAGCTTTTTTTGCAGCTGCTTGGAATGCTTTACGATCTGCGTACCATTTACCAAGCAACTGCGGGATAATACCTTCTTTATTCTGGTCAAATACAGTACCATAACCAGATACGCTGAACTTCAGCTCCCACAGCTTCTTACGCCATTCAGACGCAGGTAGAGTGTCGGTCCGATTGGTCTTTTCCCACTTCAGTGTGAGTTGAGCGTCAGTATTATGGAAAATCTCCTCCCACGCTTTACCAAACTCTGTAAACTGACCCATGATCGTTTCCGGCGACAAGTTGAGAGTACGCTCGGTGTTTGGATACAATGAGTTGATGTCGACGCAAATCAACCAATCTTGCAGACCAGTCTGTGGAACAAGCACGTACGCGCCTTCTGCTTGGCCTTGTTCGTCCAGCACCTGCGTATCTGGCACTCGCATTCCCAACTCATGCCAACAGTAATTATTGATAGACATTTCCGCAGTACGGATTGTACCTACAATATTCTTGTAATGACACGTAGATTGGTGGATTAGGCTGTTACCAGTTTGAATAAATTTGTACTTACGGTCGAGTTCGCGTAGAATTTCAGTATCTCGGATATTGTATCGGACAAACTTAGGAAAATTCTCGTGATATAGACTGTGCAAAGTGCCTTCATAATCGAGCTTTTTGAACTTTTCACCAAGGTGATCTTGAGCAACGCTTTCCAAGCTCCAACTATCTCGGTCTTCGACTGTAAACTTTTTAAACAGTTCTAAATAATCAGTTGTAATACGACCATCAAATTGAACTTGCTTTTGCGGCCGAAAGAATATCTCACGCTCAGTATAATACGGTTTCTTACCCTTCGGAAATGATAGCATATGAAACCACTCTTCACCTAGCACCGTTTGCACTCGTTGTGAAAAATACGGATCATCGAATACTGACGCATTGTATCCTGATAAGACGTCCGTATTCTGAATCTCTTCAACCGAGTATGTTAGCAACTCGGCTTCATTTTGACAAAATATTACTTTATACTTGACCGGGATGTCTCGGAATAAGTCCCAATTAAAGTATTGTTGACACTCTTCCATAGACCACGTGGTTGGTGGCACACAATAGCACACATACTCATCCAACCACGCGTGATAAAATGCGATTGAATTAATTGGAGCTTCAGCATCCATTACGGACGAGTAATGATCGAACTCATCGTACAACAGTGGGGAATTAGTCAACGGACGAAATGGCTGAGTAGGTCTTTCCTTATATTCATACTGATCGTGGTCTGTTTTATCAACTTTACGTAAGTGACGAAGTTTCATTTCATACACAGAGCCGTCCATAATACTACGGACATTAATCAACTGCTCTGGATCACGAATACGAGTAATCGCTTCAACTTCAATATCGTAAAACGTAACATTAAGTATTGGAAGTTCTGCTTGATAATAATTCGCAGACAATACTTTTAACTCTGGTGGGATATCACTTTCGTACAATCGAATATTGACAGGGACACTACCAGTAAATGCACGAAACTCTTTTGACTTAGAAAATGTCAATTTATATAGAGGATCACCGTACATCGATACGTGAGTATCTACAGTATCAATAGCATTCGAACCAAGTCCGAGGAACTGTTTCAGAACTGTAATATCTTCCATATTACCATCTGCAACTGCTTGCTTAAGATTGGCCTTGCACGCTTTCCAATCATGCACACGAACGTAACACTCATTAGGTGCAATGAATGTTCGAATATTAAGTGTCGTACGATTGGTGCGTTGCTCCCAAACGATTACTTTGTCAAATTGTTTACTTGCGGATATGTACATTTGGGAAAAGGAAAAGAGGACACGAATGTCCTCTTAATTTATACGAAACAAAAGATGTGTTAAACGTCTAAAATACCTTGGTCTGGCGCAGCCTTAACTTGAGTAGTTTGACCCGCCAGACTTGCGCACAATTGCTTGTACTCCTCGCTGTCTTTGATTTCTGCGAGAGCGTCGTTGATCATGTCTTCGACGTATCCCCACATATTACCTGGGCTCATGCGCGCTGCATCCATTTCATCCGCTATGTCTGGTTCAGTCGCCATCTGCTTATAGTTGTCGATGATGTCAGCAACTGCAGTGCCGATGGCACCAAACTTGCGTTCTAGAGACTGCTGAGCGTCTTCTTTTACGGTTGTTTTCTTTTTCGCTTCAGTCAGAACTACGCCAGACATTCCGGCAATTTCAAGCATGCGACGTTGTGTGTTAATATCCATTTTATAAGTATCCTAGAGTGCTACGCTTTATTTATAAGATTCTGTCGAGCATCTTGATTTTCTGCTTGTGCATTGTCTTTTCGAACAAAGACCGGCACACAATGCACTGGTAAACTCCCGGCATAGCCTTGCGGCGCGCTTCGGGAATAGAGTCTCCACAATCATCACATTCTGCAGCAGATTTGGTAGATGTATACAGATTTTGACGAGCTGCGTACAGAGCGTTTTCCGCAAGTATTAACGCGTGGGTTGCTTCTGCATCTGGGTCCCCTGAAAATCCTGACACTTTATTTTACCTCGACGATATCAGTCGTATATTCAGGGACATCAGAAAAATCTTCAGTGTCTGCACTTGGCATATTATACATGCACCTATTGAGATATTCAAGCTGTTGCTTGGTCAATGGTTGTGAAGAGGTAAATGTGTATACGGTTTCGTTTTGCATAGACCCCATTATACATAAGTTTCACAAAAAGGCAACAAAAAAGTCCCCCGTAGGAGACTTTTTAGAGTAGCTTGGGAGCTAATTATTCAGCAGCAGTTTCAGCAGCTACTTCTTCAGCAGGCTTGATTGCCTTTGCAAGCTCAACCGATAGAGCGTTCACTGCGTATTGCAATTGAACCACCTTTTGTTCAGCTTCGGTTTTGTCCGCGTTCCACTTATTCAATAGTACGATTGCATTTTGAATTTGTGGGGACAGTGCACTGATTGTGAACTGCTCACCATCAACGGTGATGGTAGGTTCTGTAGCTGCAACTTCAACTGCCTTGGTGTCTTTCTTTGCCATTTGTAATTTCCTTTAAAGTAATAAGAGAGCCATTTCATAATGCACTAATCGAGATTTGTATGCAACAACTACTTTGGGATTTTAATGATCGTTGCGAATCGAGCGACCATGCCTGAGTATATAGGCAAAGGAAAGGAGGGCTAAACAGCCCTCCTTTGGGTACCTTCTTAACGGATTAAGACGATGCTGATAAACTCGCTCCTTGTGATTTAACAGTGATTGGGATGATGATAAATTCAGCTGCAATCATTGGTTTCAATGCGATATCCAGATACAACTCATTTGCACCAATACGAGCAGGGGTGTTGTTTGAAGTATCGCATACTGATAGGTAATCGACGAGGCCGCGTGATGTCATAATCGTGCTTAACATACCATCGATTGCCGACTTGAAGTTTGCACGAGTGATAGTATCATTTGGTTCGAACAAGAATCCAAATCCAAGCTTACGCGCTTGACGGCGAATATACGCAACCAAACGAGCGACGTTAACACGGTCAAGTGCGCTAGCAACATTTTGTGAGGTCTTTTGACCAAATACAAGAATGCCACGGCCTGGTAGATTAGCAATTGGGTTGATGTTGCTGAAATACTGATACAATGCGTCACGTTGGCCCTTGTTTAGTGCAACATCCACAAAGGAGGTAGGTTGACCTAGAATGCCACTGATATAGCCAACTCGTGAGATTCCTGTAACGGTACCACGAGTAACACCAGCAGGTGCAAACCAAACTTCACTCTGGGTGTCACTATAAGCGTAGGTACGCAAGGCAATTGCCGATGCAGGGACGAACACGTCATTACCATCAACATTCGATGCGATTGCGTGTGGATAGTAGTAAGCGACATTGCGGTTAACGCGGCGACTATCTGCAGCAGACGCAGGAGCAACAGCCCAATTGGCAGCTGCTTCTGGAGTTAGTTGATAAGGAACGTCACCAATTACGAACGCTTCTTCGCCAATATCTTCAACTAGAGTCAACAAGTCGTCCACAACTTCAGCAAAACCTGGACAAACAACTAGGTTATACTCATACAATTCAGAGCGAACTTCTGTGTTGCTGTTAATAATAGCTTGGAGTGCGGTGACAATCGATTGACGTTTTTCAGCATCAGCAGCGCCTAGACTAGTCTCATTGGAGAACTCAGCTGTCACGACGAAATCATCAGTAGCATTTAGCAACGTTTGTGAAGCTTCAATTGCTGTCCACTCGTATGGATTTGCGCTTGCCCCGCCGCCTGATGCGAGAGCATTCGACCAAACTGCGATCACGCCCTTCATGCCTAGATATTCACTAGTAGATGGCTGATTGAAGCCATTCGCATACACGTTTAGTGGCGAAATTGCGCTTGCGCCTGGAATGGCTAACAATAAGGAACGGTAACCAATTACAGAAGTGAACAAGTTAGTGTCGATCACTAGAACTGAGGAGTTTGAACCAACAGTTGCTGATGTAATTACTATGTTACCGCCTGTCAACGAAGCAATTGCAGTTCCACCAAGTTTGGCATTTATTTGAACAAGTAAGTTTCCGATCGTCTGAGCAGCTGATCCGCTTACCACCACTGGTTTGGCTACGCCATCGACAACGATAACTGCAGTATATGCTGTGGCATCATTAGCCAGTCCAGTTGCCGAAGTTGAACTTGCAGCACCACTGAAGCTGATAGTTTGAGAGCCTGCTGCGCTAATGCCCGCCATCCAACGGTTTAGATAAAAGTCAGCCTCGGTTTTACTGAATGTGTTTTCGGCAAAAATCGACGACATCACTTGGTTAATGAACGTAGTCAATTCCACGTTCGTAACTGTAATCTTAAACAACGGATCTGTTGGTAAGTAACCATTTTGCATGTTATATGCGTTGAGATATGCTGAAATCAATGATTGGAGTTCAGCAGCAGCGGCGGATGATTTAGCTGTCCAAGACGTTGACGTGGCTGTATAGTCATCGCTCAAATTAACATTAGCACGAACGACATACGCAAGGCTACCGATTCCTAGGAAGCGATTTAACGTGAACAGACCAACTTCATTACGAGCATCACCGTGTAGCGCTGCGCCAGAGGTTGCTGTAAGGAACGATGGAATGCCGTACTGGGTCAGACTATCTTGCAATGAAGTGATTGTACGAACGACGTTGCTTTCTGTTGTACCTAGAGCTGTTGTAATGCCGTCCGTTTGCTTTTTGCTTTGTTGAGTGGCGATAAAAAACAACGGAACGGTATCCGCTACGCTTGGAACGAATAACGACTGGTCGGTTAATTGAGTTGTTACGCCTGGGGAAACTAGTGATGCCATAATGGATCCTTTTAATGTACTACCGTACTTATCCCTAAATACAGGATTACATCCGCTTTCGTACCAACATGCAAGGGAAATTAGTAAGCAGTAAAATACTTGTACTCAAACACGGCAAGTATACGCTCAACCCACACTGGGAGTTATATGCACAAATTCACCGATCGACATGGCAACATTTCCAAGACCTATATGATTGGTGCGACGGAGGAGTGCGGGAGCAAATCTACTGCTTACTGAATGGGAAGGACGAACCAACAGGGTGCCGAAAGTGCACCAAGTTCGTTACGTTCAATCTACACAAAAACCGATATAATACCTACTGCTCCAAGCAGTGTGTTCACACAGAAGTCGGGGTGAAAAATTCAGTAGCGTCTGCTACCTTCGTATAATCAAGCGGAACTCCGTCAAAGAATTCTACAATAGTGTTCGGATCCATTTCGTCTGCAATCCCAACACGAACGTATATTTTTTCAACAAAGTCAGCCTTTAACTTTGCAGGAGGCGTTAGCCACACTGGAAAGCTAAATGACAATCTGGCGAGAATATTACGTGGTTCAGATCCAGCAGGGATCGTCTCTTCTAATGTGATGCTTTTTAATTCAACGTATGACAACTTAGTCCAATCGAACTTACTGTCGTTTGTTTGTATCAGTAACGTAGGATCGAATAAAATCAGTAACTGCTCCAGTAACTCCAACTGTTGCTGCTGATTGCTAACAAATACGTAAACATCCGCAGTCACTCGGTACGGAATGGGCATGTACCGATGAATAACCTTAATGTCATCCGGTAGTAGTCCACCACTTGGTAGATACGAGCTACGTTCTTCCTGTCCGACACCTTTGTATAAATCAGGAGCGAGTTCAATTCCGGTCATAAATGCTGAGATTACAGGCAAGCGCACTGGTTTGTTCTGAGTATTGCCAGCTTGGATAGATGCTACAACTTTATCGATGCTACCGTACATCACCGGGACCGTGATCTGTTGTTCGCGTGCGCCTAATCCTACTTTAACACCAAATCCGGAAAATATATTGGTGAACTGAATCAAGTACCGTTCGATTTGATGCGAATAAAAATATGGTTGTGATCTCATTAGATGTCCTCAATTGGTTTACTATCAACGTCCACTAAATATGACTTCAGGGCCGTCTTGTTAGCTTGCTGTGCCCAGCGTTCATCAGTTTCGAGATACACCCAGCGATTCTTAGCCTTACTATACTTGTACAGACGTGGAGGAATTTGCTCCGTGGTATGACTCTCGTACGTCACCCGATGGTACTGATTGTTTTTCGGGTTCTCAGGCCACCCAGCAGTTTCGTCCGATGTGGTAAACATAGCTGGCTTTGTACCGGCTGGTGGCATTCCAGTACGGGTAGCGTCACTTGTGTTGTAGTTGGTAGTAAGTTTAGCAAGATTCACTCCAATCGATGCAGCTACCTCAATCTGTTGTTGGGGTAACTCTCCGATATTTGCAACAACCTGTTCATCAATCCCTAGTTGTTGGGTCATGCTATCCGCAGCAATCTGGATATTTTCATTTGCTTGAAACGGGCCGGTAGAGAACACTGTGTTCATTGAGTTGAATCCGTCTCCGTCAGCACCAATATTCGGCTCTAGCGAACCAATGATGTCCAACGTCTCTTGTTTAGCAAGCATCGGGCGGGCGGTAATTCGTTGGAACAACGGCGTCCAACCAGGTGTGTAACCCCTTGTCGACCAACTAACGTCACTTACCTCAACGTACTTCCGTACTATTTTCATGTCAGGAGTAAACTGCAATTCACTTGGTATTTCAACAACATCCCCAATCACAAACCCTCGACCAAGCAACCGAAGTGTCTCGCCGAAGTGCGTCGTCATGGATAGGGTTGCAGACGGTAAGTCAATTCCGAACCGCGCTAACTCAGTGTTGATGTCAATCAGATCATAAAATATCTTCATCTTAACCGGATTTACACAGTACGAACGGTCACGGTTTTCTTGAAATAAAGGACTCTCCTGAATGTTAGCAATGTCAGTCTGTACAAATTCAAACAACTCTAGGGTGTCAACAATCCAGCGGTCGTTGCCACTAGAGATCGGATGCAATCTCCACATTCGGGATGGTACACTCATCTTGACTGCAATGATGCTGCGGTCTGTCGTTTGTGGAATTGTGATAACATCAACTCCAAACCAACGGATTCCGTCGTCACTGCGTTCCACTCGAGCACGATATACCCAGTTTTGCATCGTTCCAGCTTGTTTAATCGCAATGCTAGTAATGTGCTTACGAGCTTCTGCGTCCGCCTCGTTTGAATATTGTTGGAGACCGTTAGGACGCTTAACTACCCCGAAATCGTACCCCACCCACGATTGCATTAATCCTGTACCGGCCGTATCACTAACCCAATGAGTTGCGAATCGATCGAATGCGTTACTTGGCGGGAAATCCGGAACAAAGTCACTTGCGATTGCGGTGCCAAATCCAGCTGCGTCGATTAAGGTACCTTGTTGATGCACTCCAAGTAGCTTGAATACGCACGCGTTTGCTCCGCCCATATCAAGTTGATTGAGAGCAATTGTGTTGATATAACTGTTATCAGCTAAACGGTTAGTTAATTGACCAGCAGCTGGGATTTTTACAGAGGGAGTTGGGGTGACAACTGACCCATTCGGCTGAATGATGATGCAGCCAGGCCCTTGCGTCGAAGGAAGCGGAGCGAGGTACGCGAGAGGTGCGCAATCCCCAGTCTCGCATACATCCGGGCAGGTGTTTCGATCAAGAAACTTATCCGTATTAGGGAAAAGCAGGCGGACTTCCGGAGCAAGTGGGGATTGTGGGACAATAGACGGATCGAGAAAAATACTCATTGATTATCCTTTGGTGATACTTGCACCAATGCCCCACGTTTCGACATCAGACGCGAGAAAGTCTTCCAACTCTGTTTTTAACAGAGCCTGCGAGGCTAGTGCTTCGGTTTTGAGGGATTCCCCATTCATTGAGATTGCTCCGCCTGCACCCGGCAGACTCGTATACTTACCGCGCATTTCACCGAGCATAATTTTTGCTTCTGTTAATGCCCAGTTTTCAACCCAGTTTTTCGTAATGCGGTCTGTGAACAAGTCTTGTTCAGTACGTTCGATTACTGCATCCACAAGAATACGTTCCTTACGGCCAATTTTACGCATAATCGCAAGAACTCGGGTTCGCTCGCTCCACTGATACTGCAGTTCAGATGCAAACATTTTTGCAACGACGTTTTGATAACTAGCAAGTAAATGATACGTTAAGATATCGAACGTACCAGACACGTACAACTGCTGTAACATTTGTTGTCCGTAAATTTCCCCACCGAATGTCGAATTTAGGAAACCGCCGCGTGGTCTGTACAAGTACAACACATCCACAATTTTATTGAATCCGACAGTTTTGCTTGTTAGTGTATAGTGCTGCTGACCTGCGTGCAGGTCAAGGAAGAAATATCCACGACTGTATCCAGCCCCACTGTCTCGACGAATGTAATCCAATCCCTTTTGCACAGCTAAGTCCATCTGACTACGGGTTAGCTCAACGTTAACGATCGGGTGACCAAGTCTAGTGTACAGATTGTCAATTACTGAACGACGTTCGTCTACGCTGCCATCCGTGCCGACGCCGACTTCCAAATACATTGGCGTTCCTGATTTGCCGTCTAGTCCTGGCACAGGGTGCGACGGGATCAACCGGAGTAGGGAGAATATTACTGGAGCATTGATCAACTCAATCGACGAGGGTTCTCCACACGTCGTGGAGGTTAGCAAAATGTCATTTTTCGCGTTAAATGCGACTGTATACGGAGCAACTTGCTCCACCCAAGCGCTGCCTGACCACTGAGAAACTACATTAGACGTCGTATTTAACCAACGTTGACCTACTAATATAGAGACTGGGGTGGTCGAAAATGGAACTACAGTCCAACTGGAGATTGGACTAGACGGAGAGGAAAAAGGAACTGCAACTACTGTAGTCTGTTGACAGAGTTGAGTACCATCCCACCACGTAGAACCAAGCTGAGCGGTCGTCGGGGAGTATGCTGTACTGAAATCTGGAACTACTAGTATCCACATAGCGCCAGCGCGTTGATACCACGAAGTTGTAGCTGGGTTGTACCAATATCCAGTAACTAACGATCTCGGATCCACTGCACTATCAACCACATTGACGCCACTCCACTTGGTACCACTTCGAGTAAACCAAATGCCAGATGTGGTGTTTTTCCACATTGTACCCTCTGTCATAATTGGTGGTAGTGCCGGATTGGTCGTCGAGGTGACCGTCGCTGCCATAACATCTACCCAACCAGTTGCTGTGTATTCAGATAGTGCGAAAATTGTGGTATTGAACCACAATTCTCCGATATGGATATTATTGACTGGTTTGAAATGCACTGTAACCGAGAGTGTATCCCACAATGAGGTTAGTCCATTATATTTGGCAAGCGTATTCGCAGCTCCATTGAACCACAGTGCATTAGCAAGAGGTTCGTTAGGTTGTACGGTGCTATTAACAAATACTTGACCGACCCACACTAGGCCGTTCCAAAGTTGGAGAGATAGGTTGAGTGGGTTGAACCAGTATGTTCCGTTTGGCACATTCATAGGATCAACAGCAAATTGTGTCACTTGTACTAGATTCCAAGCAAATGATGTGTCATTCCAGCGACTGAAGTTTTGATCATTGATCCAAAACGAGCTGCAAGTTAAGACTGGTGCGCTCGCCGGATCAGTTAACTGAGTATACGTAGGTTGAGCGATCCACGTTACTCCGTCAAATTGGTTGGCAACCTGCCCGTCGAACCAATATTGGTCACAAGCGACGATTGACGGATCTTGTGGAAATTTAATAGCTGGGGAGGCAGCATTCCAATTAATACCGTCCCAGACGTTGAGTGAGTTATCGATAGTATTCAACCACACCGCGCCTACACTTGCTGAAAGCGGATCGGTGCTACTGAATAATGGAAATACTTGGCGAGCGACGATTCCATCAAATTGCGTCCATATTCCGTTAGCAAACACAAATTCGCCATAGTGCGGTGGGTGCGGAGTTTCGATCAATTGGGAACCCACTCGCTGCCAAGCAGTTGAAAATTCATCAACAAGTGATTGATACGTCGTTAGATAAGAACCTCTGAGCACAATGTCGTACCGGCTACCATCTAGATTTAACGTAACAGCATACATTTTAGTGGCTGGATCGATCCCATCGCCACCAGGTGTTAGTAGGTTCAATTGATCCGTCGGACGTGCGCCATTTGCCTGTAGACATTGGTGACCTTGAGTGCAATCTACGATGGTGGTGGATAGTGCTTGGGAGTAGCTAAAAATACCGTCTTGGTTGTACCGACAAACGTTATCGATGGCGAAAAATGCGAAGTAGTATGCTGAGCAATTCCCATCCAGCCCAGTAACGTCGATGCATCCAGTTTGGGCATCGGTGTTACTACTCCATAGCACTTTTGCATTACCGAGTACATCTCCAGCAAAAAGTTGTTGAGATAACGTAGGGTCACCAGTATAGCAACACGTTCCGTCGCTTGGCTTTTCTGATTGTCCGATGGCTGATGTGCTACCAACGAGTACGCCACCTGTATAGTTGCCACTTGGGGTGCAGTTAGTCGAAACTGGTGCCCAACATACTGTGCCAGTCGTCGGCGATGTTCGGGTAAAGGTTAGGGTTTGGTCATTACCTTCCCGGCGAATTCCACCAGGAGCATCAAAAAACGGTTGTGAAGTCATCAGTAGTACGGTGCAATTGTCAACTATTTAGTGAAAAATTGCGCCACCCTCGACGATCTCTAATATATACGATTATGGATGCCTATTTGGGTCCATACAAGTCATACTTGCTTAACAGGAGAACATAATGACTACTAATGACATCGCTGGGCTATTCATGCTCGACTTCCAACGTATCGTAAATCAAATCGAACACGCTCGCTCAACTGAAGTGAGACGTTTTGTCGGTAACTATCCACCAGTCAACATCATCCGTAAGGACGATAACTGGGTGATTCAAATTGCACTTGCGGGCTACTCATCAGACGATATAGAAATCGTCACAGAAGAGATGCAGCTGATCGTCAAGACTGCAAAACAACTCGATCAACCGGAAGATAAGGATCTGCAATACGTCCACCGTGGGATTAGTCAACGCGCTTTCGAGCGGCGCTGGCAACTTGGAGTGGATATGGAGGTCGTAGGTGCTGCATTCGAAAATGGAATGTTGACAATTGGTGTAAGTCGCATCGTACCAGAGGCTAAAAAGTCAAAGGCGGTACCGATCGGTGGTAAAAATACATCAAAATCACTACACGATAAGTTGTTAACAACGTAATCAACCGAGGAGCGCAATGCTCCTCCTTTTTTGTTTATAAATACTACAAACGGAATAGCACCAATGGCAAGCAACGCAGGACAATATTTATCGAGAGTACTTGGTGCAATGACATCTGGTAAGATCACCGAGCTCAAAGAGAAGCAACGTAAGCGCGTTGCTGCGATTATCACTGGGCTTCAGGTACTGAGTAACCCAAAATATCACGAAGTTCTCAAGCTAAAGCAGGGGGAATTCGACGGTATCAAGTCTAACTTAACATCGAAAGAAACAGCCGACAAGGTAGCGCAAATTGGCACTCGTGCTCCAACCATGCTTGCAAAAACTGAGCAAAATCTAGTGCATTGGGAAACTCGCACTGTTACCACTAAGACGGACCTCGCTAAAGCCGTCAAGCAACTTGCCATAGATATTGATAAAGACGCCCAACCAGGTAAGAAGCCTCAACAAGCTCAACCCCAACAAAAGCAGGAGCCCGCCCCACCTTCATTGCCACAACCCCAATCCAACCTCAGTAAGCCTCCAGTCTAAAGCAACAGTCACGCATCCGGAATGATTGTTTGAAGATAACAAAGAAAGATGTAAATGGCATCAAATACCAAAAGACAAAAACACTCAGCGCTCTTACACGAAACAGGTCAAGTTGAATACCACGAACCTCAACCGTCTGGATTGCAAAAGCGAGTAGAGCATGTAGAGAACGATGAGCGCAAGAATCGGCATCAGCCAGTTGTAAGTAATGCTCTCAAACTCAAATTAGATCATTTAAAGAGTTTCGATCCGCTCACTGCAAATCAAGCAGCGTTTTTCAAGGCATACAAGGGTGGCGACTACTTTATGGGATTGTTTGGATCACCTGGTACTGGCAAGACGTTTATTGCACTATATCAGGCACTAGGTGAAGTACTCGATCGTTCTAACCCATTCAAAAATATTGTCGTAGTTCGCTCTGCTGTGCAGACTCGTGATCAAGGGTTCTTGCCAGGTAGCATCGAGGAAAAACAAGAAATTTACGAACAGCCATACAAGGAAATATGTGCTACGTTGTTCGACAGACCAGACGCGTGGGATCGCCTGAAAGAACAAGGGTATGCTCGTTTCATTACAACAACAGCTATTCGTGGCATTTCCATTGATGATGCGATCATTATCGTCGACGAATGCCAATCAATGAGTTTCCATGAGTTGAATACTGTAATGAGTCGTACTGGCTACCGTTCCAAAATCATCTTTTCGGGGGATATGAAACAGAACGATTTGATAAAATCGAAGCACGACATTTCAGGATTGCAAGAATTCATCAAGATTGCAAAAACAATGCGGGACTTCACCTGTGTTGAGTTTACAGTTGATGATATCGTACGAAGCAGTTTAGTCAAATCTTGGATTATGGCTTGTGAAAGTTTCGGGTACTAAAGTGTCAGTAGGGGGCATTTCGCCCCCGCTAAATATACATTTAGTAGAGTAATTATGAAATTTACATTTGTCAATAAGTCTAGTTGTTGCGGCAGTGGAAAAACTACACTACAATCAGTAGGATATCCAATTGATGCAGCTAATCCAGCGAAGTCGCTTACCCAAGCACTTGATCGATTCTACACGAACTACCGAGTGACGCCGATTGGGGTTACCCTTAGCGACGAAGAGTTGAGTATCATGCAAGTAGGTTTGCCTGGGATTGAGTTTTCACTAATCAACGGTATGTTGCACTTACGTAAAATGCCAATCACTATTGTAAAGTCATTAGCCTAACATGTCGCTAATCAGTAGTATGTTCACCACTGTGCAAATTGCACAAGAACGGTACAACATCTGTAAACAGTGTCCACTATTCAATTCAGTAAAGATGTGCAAAGCGTGCGGATGCATCATGCCAATCAAAGTAAAGCTACGATACGCATCATGCCCCGACGGGCAATGGGTGGCCATCGAAGACGATGGCCAAATGCATTTAGTAGATGATGAAGCTTGGGAAAAGCTGACAGATTAACGCAGAATTCCCATAATATCGCGTTGCTTCAAAAACAACACTTTTTTGCTGTCGAGTTCGACCAGGGCGCCAGTCCCTTTATTGAACAGCACTTTGTCACCTGCTTTAACAACCATCTCATCTAATCGTCCATCAACGTAAAGACCTGGGCCGACATCAACGACGGTACCAGTCTCGGTACCCTTTTCTGGAGTGCGTTGAATTAGTACAATACCACCTTCGGAAACGGTTGCAGGAATGTCTAATTCAATGGTGATAAAATCGTGGAGAGGTTTGATTTGCATAGTAATATTGAGGTTGGTTAAGTATGTAGCGACAAAGAAAAAGGACCCAACTGGCTGAGAGTTTGCCAGTTGGGTGGTTAGTTGAGTTACATTAGAAGGTAAGCTCGCAAACCCCTCCTGAGCAGGCCGCACCTGCTAGGGAGTCGACTTCAACAAAGCTTTTCTGCGATAAATCACTTGCAAAGTCAATAGATTTGATCGTATGCACAATGTTATTCCATTTGTGTAGATTGTAACAATCCTTCAAACAGAACGTCATTTGTTGCAAATCCCCCTTGAAGTAATTCTTTGCAAATTTGTTCGCTCGACGTACCCAATCTCGCTTGAGAATATCCGATGAGTTTTCTTCATCTAATTTCAAACCATATCCCATCACTGTATCACAAGCGATCCACAAGTTTTCGTTGAACGCGTGTAAGGCTTCGACAATTAGGCCAGATGCGAACAGTGAACCCTCACCATACAGTTCGAGAATTGCTTTAGCATCAATCACTTCTGCAAACGGAGCTTGTACGTACGCACGATCGCCAAACGAGCTCAATAGTGAAATCCCAGCGAAGTGCGCACGATTGTCAAAAATATACTGCTCGACTTCGTCCCAGTTGTCAACGGAGATCGTGTTGCTAACATTGTGGCGCAGCTTCGGATGGCGACACAATTCGACATTTGTGCCAGCTTCTACCCAGAACTGTTGTGCGAGTTTGACAAACTCCAATTGTGCAACACCCATCAGATCTTGTTTGTAGTTAGACCCGACTTTTGTGATAACCGGGAACGCTACCACGACATCTGTACCGTTAGCCGACCAAACCGAGGTTTCTACCATCTTCGGATTGATCTTGCTGATGATCTGCGCAACTTCGTCGTCAGCATTCATCTGCACATGCCGGAAGTACTTTGGTGCGTGTTCACCATGAATACCAGACGCAGTCCCAAGTACAACACTTGCATTGCCAGACGGTTTAACACAAGTTGTGCGAGCAGCTTGATTGATGCCGATTAGTGTAGCTACTTGCTTGTTGATTGTTTTTACAAGAGTAGCGCCGTCCACCATATTCTGCTTGTCAAATAGGATATCAGGATTATTCATCCAACCAGTGATAGAGACCCCAATTAGAGCTTCGCGCGCAGTGATTTCGCGAGTAGCTGCCGAAACATACTTGAAATTCGTGTATCCAGCCTGGAGTGTCCCAAGAATGGCGCCTGCCTTGCATGCACGAATGAGCATTTCTTTCGTAGTACACTGACCGCCGTTGATTTCAGTTAAGTTGCAGAATTGGAAGCCGGAGGTACCAGATTCAGTAACAGGCAACATGCCAATTTCAACACAAGGGTTAAACATAAACTCTTTGTCGTCTGCAAAAATGAACCCAGGCTCACCAAAGTCTTTAACAGACTTCATAATGTTGGCCCACTCGTCACGCGTTAGATCGTCACGAATTAGCAGTGCAGAATTGTTACTGCGACCACGCTGTGGATTATCCACGAACCAATTACCAGTCTTTGCTTTCAACATTGTGTTATCGTCTTTGTCGAACACGCAAATTGTAGCAGAGCGACGGACACCACCAGATAGTACTGCATCACTCATGTGCATGATAAAGTCATATGCAACGATACTAGTGATGCTGGTCACTGGTGCATCTCTCAGTAGGTTTTCGATCATCTCTTCGCATTTAACGAGTGCAGCACGCAGCCCATCAGGTCCTGGGGCTTTGAATCCGCCAGAGATCAAAGCACCCTTTGGACGAACTTTTGTAAAGTCGAAATGCACTTGACAGCCGCGATATTCTGGATGAGTCGCACCTTCTGTGAAATAGCTACTTAGTAATACTGCAAATGAATCAGCCCAACCTTCAATTGAATCCGGGACTTGGAAAATCTTTACCTTCTTTTGTGACCGACGTGCAACCGATGGGAGCTTAGCAATGTGGTGACGTTGAACGGAAAATCCAACTCCGCAGCCACATAGCAGTAGGTACATCGTTTCGTTGAAGAATGAAGGCCGATCAGCATGAGAGACTGAGCAGTTGTACATCCGCGCTTCGTGCTTAAATAATTGGTCCCCGCCGAATTGAAGAGCGCGTTGGGCGCCAAGTACCAGCTTGTCTTTGTACGCTTGTTCTGCATAAGTGATTAGAGTTTCCAACTCTGCTGTCATCTTGTCAGCATACTTTTCCCGGTGCATATTCATCACTCGACTAACGGACTCTTCCCACGTTTCATAGCGACTTTCGCCGTCGATCCATCTACTGTAACCCATGTAGAACTTAGATTCCGACAGCATTTGTTTGCCTATTGCCATTTGATTTTCCTTTGTGATTGTGTTCGTGAAGATTGGAGAAATTCCAATCGAGGAAGTTATTTAGTGAGGATCGATGTCCGAAACGACAGGTTGACTCAAAAATAAATCTTAACAGAAACGGGATATAGTGATCAACGTTCGACTATACGAATCGTCAGGTCTTAGTGAGGAGACATATATAACAGGTAACAAAAAAGGCCTCGATTCGAGGCCTTTTTGGTGAGTTTGAAAACTCTGTTAGATTACGCGAAGGAAACACCTGTTGCAGTGATTTTTCCATAATAATCTGCAGAATTCCCAAGAGACGTTGCTGAGCTAGTGAACTGAGCCTTAGCATAACGTGTCATTAGGGACATCACTGGTTGCATTGTCACTGGGTTCATAATAACACCAGTGCTCATCAATGGAACGTATGGGCAGTAGAAGTAACCAGCGTCTTGCTCGCCGTTACCACCCTTGTAACCGATTAGGATCTGGTCGTTACCAGTACCACCGATGTCAGTCGATTGGGTTTGATTCCACAAGTATGAGTACACTTTGATTGAACCGTTTAGAGTACCAACCAACATCGTATTGTTAGGACCCTTGAACGAACCTTCGATAGCTGGGGCGAAGACGGACTTAGCAGCAGACTGAAGAATAGAAACGATCATTGGGGAAACTACGATGAAGTTAGCAGTACCGCGACGAGTCTTGCGTCCGATTTCATTCGCGACGTAGTTGATGATAATGCCTAGTTGAGCAAAACGATCACCGCCGAATGTTGGACGATAGTAACCAGGGGCACCAGGTAGCGAACCATCCCAGTTAGAAACTGTACCAGCTAGAGCTAGCAAGTCGCTGATGATTTCGTTGTCAATTTCTTGAACGATTTCAGCAGACATACCTGTCGTCATTTCGGTTTCGATGTTCATACCATGTTGGCTATTCAAGTCTTGCATCGCTTCGATGGTCCAACCAGTTTGTAGCTTACGGCTCTTTGATTCAACAGCTTGTGACACTAGTTCCAAAGAAACCTTACGGCCGCCAGAACCTTCTAGTTGACCACCAGAACCACCAACGGTACAACCGTCTAGTGCCGAGTGACCAGCATTTGCGCCCCAACCTTGACCAGATGGAATGCCTGTGATGTTTGGTTGACCTGTGCCGCTATCAATACCAGATGCACCAGCAGCAGGAGCAGTATCAGTAGCACCGGAGTAGTAACGACGAACTGGTTCAGCATTGCCGAACATTTCTTCACCGGCTGTCACTGTACCAGGAGCAGCTAGAGTTTCGTTGTACTTGTAACGCATCGAGTAAACGATACCGACTGGAGCCTTCATTGGCTGTACACCAACTAGTTCAGTTGCAATCGTACCAGGAATAATACGACGGATCATAGGGATCAAGATGTTACGGAAGCCAGCGATATCTTGTGCAGCGATTGAGCCAGAAGCTGCGGATTCGTTTAGGTTGTAAGTTTTTTGATTCTCAAGAAGAGTGTCAACAACTTTACGCTTTTCGCCCTGTAGGCCAGTTAGCAAAACTTCTTTCGTTTCGCTCCAATTTTCAAATAAGTTCATTTCAATTTCCTTTTAGTGAGTTTGCGTAAAAATATTACGCTAATCCCGCAGTCGCCAATAGGCGTTTCTTATCAGCTTCGGATAGTCCAACACTTTCGGTCACAACAGCTTGTTTAGCCTTTGTGTCACCAGTCTTCAGCGTTACAGTTTTGGGATCTACTTTCGACTCAGCTAGTACTTCTTTAGTTTCCTTCTCTGATTTGGTCCCGGCTACAGGTGCGGTAGCACCTTCCTTGATCACACGGTCGATAAATCGTTCGTATGTCTCTTGCAATTTGTCAGTAGCGACAGTTGCTAGAATTGTTTCCATCACTTTGCGTGATTTGCCTTCCAATGAAGACAAAACTGTCGACATTGTAGTTGTGCGTGTTACAGCAGCAAGGCTTTCTTTTAGTCCTTCGTTTTCAGCTTGTGCAGCTTTAACTTGTTCGGACAGTTCTGTGACCTTACTAGCAACACCAGTGCTCTGTAGGTAAAATTGCTCAAATTCAGCGCGGAAGCCTTCGAAGATTTTCGAACCAAGTGCCAGACGTTGAGATTCAACTAAGTCTTCTTTGATCTCTTCAAATTCTTCAATAATCGCGGTATCCAAGAATGCGTCTAGCTTTTCAACTAGAACCTTGATATCCTTCTTTGTCGATTCGACGAGCTCTTGACGCGATTCGACTAGACGAGTTGCTTGTTCAGCTTCTAGGTCACGGAACGCAGCGATGTCAGCTTCGTGGGATTCGATATGCTCAGACAATGATTTGCCGGCTTGTTCAGTATGCTCGATGACAGCTTTAGACACCATCTCATCGATCGACTCGATTAGGGTATCACGTTCTTTTACGAAGTCTTCTGAAAAGCGGGCAGTTAGTTCTTCCGTAACTTCTGCACGAGCTTGGTCCTTAGCTTCTTGAATAATAGTCTCGAGAGCTGTCTTGATAGAAGCTCTGGTGTCTTCATTCAGCACATCGTTTTCGAGTAGCTTTTGGAAAATTTCGGTTGCCATGTTTAAATGTCCTTTGCGGGTATATTGCGCACTGAGTGTGGGCGTATTTACTTTATTTATTAAAGTTAGCCGAATGCCAGCGAAAAAAGTCACCTTACGGCGAGGGAGTCTTATAGTTCCCCAGCCATAATACGATCCAACAGTGCACTGCGATCGATAATTAGAGTGTTGTTTGTGACGTTATTCACAGCATCGATTCCACCAGAAGCGGCTAGTTTATCTTTGTGTTTCTTGATGTCGGCTTTTTGCTTAATAGCATCTAAAGCAGTGTTAAGTGCTTGAATTGCGACTTCTCCCATTCGCGGCAATCCACGTGGATCGGCAAACGTCATTTGAGATTTCATCTCATTAGCAACCGCCATCGCTTCTGCGTGGACTGCGGCGAGTTCACTATCGATCGACGAATCTTTATCGTCATACTGAGCAGTAACAACAGCTGGTAAAGTTTCGATAGGAGTAGGCGTAACTAACGAGCGTTGAGTAGAGTTAGTCTCAAGATCGAATACTTGCTCTAGTGGATGGGAGGTGGGAACAGCTTGCATTTCAATACTCAATAATAGGGTATTTACTACACAAGCTGCCAGAGGGTTTAGGTTAGCTTAGCAAACTTCGAGCCAACCTTTTTCACCAGACCAACGGCCCATCATAGCACCAGTATCTTTACAGTACGCTGTCTTTGATTTACCAGTGTCTTTAACACGGAACTGACGAGCTGCTTTATCCCACTTTGACTTAGTTTTGTACGTATTACGCTCTTCCGTCTCGGCGATGTAACCTTCACGCATGGACTTTGATTCAAGAGCATCGTCCATGCGACGGTTGAACTCATCGTGCAGGTGTTCTGCAGAACCTTCAGACTTTGCGATTTTCCAATTTTTCTTGACTTCAGCGCTGTCTTTTTTACCCAACGCGCCGTGCAAATTGTCAAGAATACGGATGTCGTTACGCAGCAAGTCGATTTGTTCTTCATCATCCGTTTCGGATAAGTGGTCGATGATTTTCTGGATAGCCTCTTTGATCTCACCCAAGTCGAATTTACTAATCCAGTCGAGGTCTAGTTCTTCTGGAGTACGTTTTTCAATGTCACGTGGATCGCTATCATCTTTACCAGCGGCGTCTGCTTCAGCTTCACGAACGACACTCTCGTTAGCTTTTTTCGTCTCGGTTTTTGCTGTATCCATAGCATCTTGTTTGCTATCAGTATGATAGTCAGCATCTTTTTGATACTTACCGTCAACGTAAAACTTAACAATAAATTCACCAGTCTCAGTATCCTTATAGACTTTAGCAGTCTTTTTGCCACTCGTTTGTGTCTTTACAAGCGTTGTGGCTTCTTGTTGGATTTCTGGAGTTGCTTGCATAGGGTTAGACGATGCGCGTTTCAATGCTTTATATTTGTTGTACGGATTTGCGCTAATGTAACGTCGAACAAACTGTTCAACTTGAGCTGCCGGAATCACCGGCTTATCAACCAGTAAACGACGGACTGCACGTTTGTATGCTATTTCGTCAGATAGGAACGGCTGAGCCATGAGTTCGCTGGTCATCTTCGATAGAATCTCAGAATGGGTAGACGATGGTGAACTATCTTCTTCTACACGAGCGGGTGATTTTTTAACACGATTGCGGGCAAGCCCGGATACAAATTTGATGTTTGAGTTAGCAAGTTGTTGTAGAATCTCTGGTGTAGATTTATCCAACTTAGCAACCAAGTTCTTGTAATTGGCAGAGTCTGGATTAATACGATCAATCTTCGCATACTCTCTACGAAGGGTGTCGATCATGGACGGGGTTAATTGTTTTGACATGGGTGCTGCTTAAATGATGGGGTATTTATTGGAAGTACGATAATACAGTGTCTAACCCTTGTTGAATCACCTGTCTATCTTGATCAGCCCGAGCAATTGCTTCAGGGGTGGCTGCTTTATCTCGCTTGGCTGATGCGATTTCGTTTTTAACTTTCGTAGCGTACGTTTCGGTAAATGCATGCAAGAACGAGTCGACTGAGTCATATGCAGCAAGCATCCCCTTACCATATAACTGGTTTAATTCAAAACTTTGCGCGAGGCCTCTAATGCCTTGCGCTAGTGCTTGCACTTTGACATTATCTGTTTGTACACCTGGGTGAGATTTTAATTGCGAGGAAACTTTTACTTGCTTACGATCAAGACCAGATTGAGTTGCAACATAGTACAAAATATCAAGAATGAATGTTGTTGGAGAAGTTGAAATTGTGTGTAGTGTGACGTTCTTGCGGTTTGTGAATGGCACTTGCTTACCTTCCGCGGATACTTTTAACTGCACGCCTGCGTGTTGGATACTCATATCCAACAGTGACCCAAGCACAGAGAACATGTTGCCATTCAACAGACCTTTCAATCCACGCTCTGGAGTGGTTCGGTACCGTCCCCACTCTGCATTACGTTCAATATGCCAGATAAAATCAACCTGCACGTATTGATCTGGACCTATTTTGCAGATTGGGTGGCCTGGTTTACTTTCGCCAGCATCCATCAGCACATAATCTGGGTGAGTGTCTTGTAAGAATTGATCTTGTCGAGCGTTCCACAGATTTTGCATCGCAGAGTGAGTACCTTCCATATCCGGTACAACGATTTGCAGATCGATATCGCCGTATACCTTTTCCTCTGGATCTACTTCATGGTATGCGCTGCTACCAAGTGGATGTCCAACTTTGATTTGATCGTCTAACCCTTGCTTGAGTAACCATTGGTTAAAATCTGCTGCAAACTTTTGTATAACTGTTAGAGCACGTTTTACTACAGCAGGGGTAACAACTGTACTTTGAGTAGCTGTTGAGTCCCAGCCACCATTCTGTAGATATTGTTCAGTAAGTGTGAATACTTTAGATAGTTTCATTATTTTGTTCCAAATATTTGATGTTCATCGATCAACCGGAACGTAATTTGACGCTCAACACACCACTTTGCAGCAGCTTCCCATTTAGCGTAATTCACAGCTCTCATCAACTTTGCGTACGTATTTTCTTTAGCCTGTTCCTGGATTTGGGCACTAGGTTTGATTTCCAACAATTCTTTACGCTTATTGCCGTTTTTATCTGTTAGTTCTATGTAGAAGTCTGGATAGTAGTTCGCTGGCTTGCGTTTAACTGGGTTGAAGTACGGAATCTTAATCTCTTCACTCATCACTTTTGTGATCGATGGGTTATTATCGAAAAACTGCAGGCACCGTAGCTCCCACGATGAACGGAAGATGATATTGTTGAGGTCGCCTTCGAACTTTATTGGATTGGCAGGGCGATAACGACCTTGATGATATTTTGACATTAAAATAGCCCCATATAGAGGCTATTTAGTTAGATAGGTAGTGGAACTATTTAGCAGCGTCTTTCATCCTGCATTTATCGAAATGATGTTTTACCATATTATTCTTTCCACCTGTTTTAGCACAATGAGGGCAAGTAACAACTGGTTGTGGACCAGCTTTTATTCCACGGCGAGGGTTATCGGGGCGGAGTTTGATCTCACGAAGTCGTTCTTTTGTTTCAGCAGAGTGTTGTTTGCCTCGATGTGGGGGGTTATCTCGTTGAGTTGCTTTTCGTTTTGCTTTGGTTGCATCAGATTGTGGTTTACCAACCCTCGAGGTCAAGTTGTGTTGACGTTGGGCACTATCTGGATGATACGTACATCGTTCGAAATGATATCGTTGTAGCGCATTAACCCCTCCCACTTTGCCACAATGCGGACACTCTGCCGTCTGTTGGGGTCGTTTATTAACTATTTTAAATCGTTCAGATGTCACTAGTGCTAGTTTACGTTTAATCCAACCAAATGACTTATTATGCATTCTAGTACCATTGTTCCCATAACACATCAGGTGGGCGGCGCATATTAGATTCACATTCTCCGGATGCATTTTTACTAACAGCTGATGAGCCAAAAAGTGCTCTTCTGGCGTCAATCTAATTAGATTGACGCTGGCATCCGTCCCACCCATACATCTCGGAATAATGTGATGAGTTTCCGTATACACAGTAGAGGGTAAGTCCCGAGTAGATGCTTTTAGCATCAACCTGTCGTAGTGCAGGGTGTAGTTCATAAATCGCATTGTAGTGCGTCTATTTATGGGGTTGCTACAAACTTACGAGGACTCATTCGGGGTCTATTTGTTTTCCTTTGTGCTTGACGTCACCACGTTGTGCAGCTTTTTTCTTATTGCTATGTGTACCCGCACCAGTTGATGGACTGTGTTTTGCAACGAAATTGCGTGGTGCAACAGCTTGCTGTTTAGGCTTAGCTGTTTCGTTTAGTTTGAGGTTGTCACGGAGCTGGGTAGCCATTGCCATTAAGTGCCGTTTCTTGATATCGCTTGTCGTAGCTTTGGCACGTTTTTCATAATCAGCGATTAGTGCACGAGTTCGTGTATCTTTTCGGTCCTCTTGTGTTGCCTCAGTTACGGCTGCACCAGTTGCGTGAACGCTGACCTTCTTGTTAGGATACTTTTGCATAACCGAACGAGCGACATTATTTGCGCGGCGTTGGTCATAAAACACCTTCCACTGACGGCCATCGATATTAACTGCATAATTGTTATGCTCATCTGCAAGTTCCTGATCCATTTCAGCACGTCTAAAATCGCGACCAGACTGGTCCATACGATCCTGTTCGCGGTCCTGATACCCCTGATTATTAGTATCCCAGCGTTCGCGGCCGTACCCTTGACCCGGTGCTTCGACGAGCGCTTCTCTTAGAATTGATTCTTTTACCATTTTTTTACCCTTTTCGCCAGTAAATTGAGTTTTTGACAATTGGATAGATCCACCTTCATGGTCAATCGTGTATGTTTTGTTGGCCCCTTTGAAAGCACCGTGGCGGATCTCTCCGATATGTCCAGTTTTACCAACCGTATTCTTCGGACCTTTCGTAATCGTAACAACATCACCTAACTTGTGAGCTTCTTCAACACGTTCACCGAGGTCATCCTCGTCATACTCATCTTCTCCTTCGTCGCCGTCATAGTACTCAACATTGCTACTGTGAAATGATCGTTTACTTCCATCATCCATCTTAATTACAACAAAGGCGCCGTTGATACCTGTATCGACGAACGTGCCTTGTTCGCCTGCGCCTTGGACATTACCAATAATCCGGACAGGGTCGCCTACCTGCAATGCAGCCACGTCAAGCGCTTCGGATACTTTCTTATGGAATTTAAAGTGACCCTTTACATCAGATGCGCCAGCTTCAGCGCCAGTATCTTGACGTACTTTAATTGTGTCACCAGATTCAGGATGCTTAGCGTGCGCGAACGTTGCAGATGCTTTATCGATATTGGTAGTACCATGATTGACTGGTTTAGAGGTTGAGTGCCATTTCACGTGCACTACATCACCGACATTAAATCGTTGGGAAGCTTCTTGTACGCCAGTGGCTTCTTTCCACACATCCGATGTAGCACCCTTTGGATCTGCAGTGAATCGCTTTTTATAAGCTGGGTCCAGTTTCGTACGCTTAACGACCTGAGCTGCAGTAGCATAATCAGCCACTTCCTTATCACTGATTACTGGCTTAGCGAGTGCTTTGCCTACGTTTTTAATAGCACTCATAACGCTTTCGGCTACTGCGTTTTCTTTCACAGTGCGAACTCGTTGACCACGAGAGTTAAACCAACCTACTTGACCAACGCCATCCCAAATGGCAAATACTTCACCAGCAGGGTTAAATATTTTTTTACGTTCGCCGTGGGTAACGTACTCACAATCGTCGTGAAACATCTTAGTATTTATCGAATCTACGGCGCGGTCCCACCGAGCAAAATCCGCAGTGCGTACGTCATCCGTCGACATAGGAGCGTTGCGAACCGTTTGACCAGGCATGTGATCAACATCGTGTGGAAATCCCGCTTCTTTAATGTCTGTTTTCACTCTCGAATCTCCTTTTGCTGCAAGTATATCTTCAGCTTGTTTTTGTGCGATTTTTTCACGCGCGGATCTAGTCACCCGAAGTTGCTTACCAGCATCACTAAGGTGCTTTACTTGTTTATGTGCTTCGCTCCGGAGCACACCCTGTAGAGTATCAATGCTGAGCTCCAATACAGTTGCTTCATTTGCTGTTTTCGATTTAATTAGATATTGCTCTGCTTTGCGAGCGTGTAGGTTTTGCAACGTGTCGTTAGGAGCAGTCTTTGCGGCACGTTCGTGGTGCTTGATCGCAGCTTTGTACGTAGCAGTATCTGTGCTACCAGTTTGGATAAACTTGTCATGTTGAGCAGCAGCAGCAGAGTGTTTGTCGTAATTTTCTGCAACAGGTGGGGATACCTTTTCAGTTACTGCACCTGGGTGTAAACTACTCAACTGCAACTTCAAATGTTTGCCATTGCGGTCAATCACCTCAGCTATGTTACCGTGTATACGGTAGACTTTGACGTTACCTACCATTCCGTGATTGGCAACATCCCCTTCCTGAATATCCGGACTGTCTGAGAACTCTGTCACAGCACGTTCAACTAGCGGAGTTGCGTTGGGGGTAGAAAGTTTCATAATGGTACAAAGAGGCGATTGGGTATTTAGCATAAACTTTTTTTTCGCAGGTTCTGTGCAATAGCATAAATAAGGTTATACATTTTTCTACACAGGGTTTAAAATGAGCACATTATCACAAGTCGGTGGCGTTCCGGACATCGGAACCGGGTTTCTACAACCAAAACTATCGAACAAATGGAGAGTTAGTTTCCTAGGATTTGGCGATTTGGCCAACACGACTCCACTATCAATGCAAGCTAAAAGTATTGGCCGTCCTGAGTTGAAGTTTGAAGTCCAAAAGTTACATCGTTACAATTCTACAGCGAAAGTACTTGGCAAGCATGATATTGGTGATTTAACTTTAAAGCTAGATGACGATATCGGCGGATCCGTTGGTCGCATCGTTCAAGCTCAACTACAGTTACAACAGTCGATTATTGGCGCCGGCGCACCATTCCTCGCTTCTAGTCAAGAAGGTAGCTTGTACAAGTTTGCTACCATCCTTGATTTACTAAATGGTAATAGTCTTGTGTTAGAAACATGGACCTATGAAGGTTGTATGATTTCTCAATACAAAAGCAGCGAAGTAGATTACGCAAAATCTGATATTATGACAATCGATTTGACGATCTCAGTCGACCACATGTATCAAACTTTCCCTAACGCGGTTGCTAACAACATGGCACTAGGTGGTGTTGGTCTAAACGGATAACTCGCAGTATTGCATGAACAAAGGGGCTTTTAGCCCCTTTTTTATTGTCGTAAATAGTAGCAAACTACAGTATGTGCGATGGCAACTAAGAATATAAACGTCAAGAAGGGGAACGCAACGACAGTTGAGATGACTCCAGACCAAGTTAGGGAGTTCGCGAAGTGCGCTCGAGAACCTGTGTACTTCATTCAAACGTATTTGTACGTTCGACACCCTGTTACCGGCCGCACGCTATTCAGATTGTACGACTACCAAATCGAACTGATCCTCGCATATCACAATAACAAGGATGTTATTACACTGTTTCCTCGACAGTCTGGTAAGTCCGAAACAAGCTGCGCGTACTTGTTCTGGTTTAGCATCTTCCACAAAGACAAGACCGTTCTTATAACGAGTAATAAGCATAAAAACTCGAGCGAGATGATATCACGCATCAAGTACATGTATGAAAACCTTCCGGACTTTTTAAAACCCGGAGTAACCGACGATGGTTGGAATAAACTATCACTAAAATTCGAAACCGGTAGCCGGATCATATCAGATGCTACATCCGAAACGACTGGGCGAGGTGGGTCATTCTCCATTCTATACTGCGATGAAACCGCGTTCGTGCGGCCAATGATCCAGACAGAATTCTGGGCGTCTATTTCGCCTACACTAGCTACTGGTGGTAAATTGTTTATGACATCCACCCCCAACGGGGACTCCGACTTATTTGCAACACTGTGGCGTGGGGCTGTTGCAGACATTAACGGAATGACCCCACTCACAATCAAGTGGCACCAAGTACCTGGACGAGACGAAAACTTCAAGAAACGTGAAATTGCAAAGAATGGAATTCTCAAATGGGAGCAGGAGTTCGAATGTGTGATGGTGTCAAGTGATCCGTTGCTAATCGATAGCTTGAAAGCAATTAATTTGCAGACCCACGAACATAAATCTCAGGAACTTGGTGTAAAAATTTGGAAAGAATTTGAGAAGCAGCAAAAGGTTGTGTATGCACAACACGAGCCTAATTTGTGGCAACCACAAAACTTACACAACAATTGGCAAAATCCTGAACGTCATCACAAGGTCGAGTCACAGGATTATGCAAAACAGTGCATCGTAACGGTTGATCCGAGTAAAGGAGTTGGTAAGGATTTTACAGTAGTTGAAGTATTTGAGTACCCAAGCATGGAACAAATGATGGAACTTCGGTCTAATAAATCAAAAACTGGCGATATCTATATTGCTATCAAACGAATTTGGGAAAAGGCTGATGTTGCAGGTTGGCAAGTGTACTTTTCTGTCGAGAATAATGGAGTTGGTGAAGGTATTGTTACACTATTCGAAACCGACGAAGCCTTGCCTGAGAATGTTGAAATGGTATCCGAAGACGGTCAGATCGGATTGAACACCAGTAAACGATCAAAAGCGCAAGGGTGCAAGATTTTCAAGGAAATGGTCGAAAGTGGCAAGATGAAAATTAATAGCCGTGACTTAGTGCATGAAATCAAGAACTTTGTGTTAGTTGGAGGTTCGTACCAGGCGAAGGAAGGTATGACGGATGATTGTGTAATGTCGTCAATATTAGCGTGTAGAGTAGTTAAACAGTTGTCTGCCTTTGACGACAAGGCGTTTGACATGCTCTACTCCACTGAGGAAAGTGAAGAGAGCAAGCACGAGTTTGACGATGACGATTCTGATTTTGATGAAATGCCGATGGTGTTTTAACCCAATAAGCTACGTAGAAACTTAGTAACCTCTTTATCGAAGTATTTCTGAGCTACTTTATCTTCTTGCAGTGCTTCTGCAAGAGTTTGTACACGACGACCCTGTGCATCTTGTTGCAATGCTTCATATATCGATTCTGGCATTGCGTTCTGTGCAGACGGGGTAGCAACCAAGTCAATGCAAGAGCACTGGAAGTTCTTAACAACTCCGCCTTCCATTACGTCACCTGTACCACGAGACGATACTCCTAGACGGCCACCACCCTCGAGAATTTTAGCAGCGATCGATCCCATTGGAGTCTCAAGAATTTTGATACGGCCCACTGCGTTAGAGCCTTGCATTGCTAACGATTCGAACATATGAGAAACGTTCTTAAGTTCAATAGCGATACGGGAATCAAGCGGGTGGTCCAGTTCACCGAAGCATTGCTTATTCTTAACAGCTTCTTGGAGAGACTCAACTGCTTTAGCAATCTCTTGCACAGGGTAACGACGTTTGTTACGATTCTCAGCATCCCCCATCATACAGATACCATTTAGGTACCAGCTACGACGGCCTGTTGCTTCGTCAACGAACGATTCAGTAACAGTTTGGGATTGCTCTGGTGTGTAGAGCTCGTGCAAAAATGAAGTTTTCATATAACAAAATAGGGCAGTATATGCCCTATTTATATGTTATACTTCTGGAGCTGGTTCCTCAGCTGCTGGAGCCTCAGCTGCCGGAGCTTCTTCTCCCCCTTCTTCTCCCGCATTCTCGTCTGGTGGAATTTCAGTATCAAGGCTCAAATCACCGAGACCGCCGCCACCTGCATCAATTCCGCCACCACCACCTTCTGCGGCTGCATCAGGTTGATACAATTTCATTAACAGTTGTGGATCATCTACTGTAAGGTCTTTTTCTTCACGAAGTAAGCGTTCGTTTTCAGAGATTTCAGCTTCTGTCAACTGCAAGAATCGTTTCATCGCAAATCGTGGAGATAGTTGCGGAATGCCAGTTGTGCTCGCGAATACGTTTAACAAATCAGCATCCTTAGCTGCTTGACGATACGCTTCAAAGTTGGATGGTTCTGGTAGCTGTAAGTAGAACGCTTCATTATCGATACGGATACCAACGTTCTTCAAAAAGTATTTAAATTCTTGATCAAGCGTGTCGATTAGCCGGTCTTGCAGACGTTCGATAAACTTAGCAAAGCGCAGTTCTTGAATGAATGCGCCACCAGCTTTACCGTCGTTGACCACTGCAGGGCCATTTTGGCCATCACGTAACCACGACGAGGGAACACGCAAACCTTGACTGAGCTTATCAGCGAAATAATTCAAATCCTCTAACTGACCAAGATTTTGTCCACCTGGTAGAATTTCGATCTTACTTCCCTTACCTTCTGCACCAGTAGCAAGGAAAAAGTCTTCCATCATATCCTGTGGATCGTATACCGTATCAACTGTAGATCCGTTCCCATCACCACTTAGTGCGGGAATCTTACGCTGACGCATTTCAAGCTTAACCTGCTCGAGATATTGCTTACGACGATTTGGCGGCATGCGACCGACATCGATGTAGAATACGCGCTTTTCTGGAGCACGTTGCACACGGTAAATAATGATCGAGTCCTCAATCAGCTTCTTTTGCTGATACGCACGATAAACCGATGCGAGGATCGACTTACCAAATGGAGCAGAATCACTCATGTCATTATTCAACGTGAACCGAATGATTTTAGCAACAGGCTTGATAACAAGCTCTTGTTGCTTCACGCCAACGTTGTAACCAGCGTGTTGCGCATTTTTATAACCTTCGTTAACAACAAATCCAAGCACTTGTGATGCATTGTTTTCATTGACGTATGCACCAGTCACCTGCTTTGGCGGAATGTAATCCCACTTACTGAATGGTTCGGGTTTGTTGAAGAACACGTCTCCGTACTTGACAAGCTGACGAGCAATATCAAACAGTTTAGAGTCTAAACCTTGACTCTTTTTCCACCGACCGAGTGCAGTGTGCAACGTAACATGTTCAGCTTCTGTGAGCGAGTCGTTCTCTACGTCTAGTGTGATAAGAGCATCGCCACGGCCGTTTGACATTTCTTCTGCAATAATATCAAGCGCTCGTGACACCTCAATATCAGCATCCATTAGATCATATTCTGCGTACTTTGCAGTACGATTGCCTGATCCGGTCACGATGTTTGAATACCAACCGGTGATGTTTCCAACAGCAACGCTATCGAATACGACATTGTCTGTAATTTCTGCTGGGGTCGGATCAGCATTGATGAGTTTAAAGTACCCTGCGAACTTTGCTGTTTTTGCCATTAGAGATGGGATTCTTTGACTTTAATATCACAGTATTTAGGGCGTGTAGTCAACAGCTACACAAAAGTTATGCCCCTTGTGTTACCGGTGCTTGAGAAAACGCAGAAGATGATAGTGCAGTATTAGTGGCAGTATATCGCAACACGTTGAGATATTTTTGACGCATATCATGGCTCGCTGACGGATCGGAAGCATCAAAGAATGCGATCCCTTTCTGATAGAAGGTGCGTTGCAACGCTTCAATAGAGGTTTGAGCCGCTATGGGCGGAGAAGCTGCAGGACTAGGCTCCGAGATGCCTTTGTTTAAATCAGCAGTTTTATTCGGCTTGAGGTATATGGATGTACTGAGTGGATCAAAATCGCGGTCCAGCTTCGATGCAATCCCGAATCCTCCGCCCGATGGAGCAATACCAGCAGTTTTATTCGGCTTGAGGTATATGGATGTACTGAGTGGATCAAAATCGCGGTCCGGCTTCGATGCAGTACCCCCCCATGTACTAATCGGGGCGAGGTTACCAGTTTGAGCTTGTGAATTAGCTGATTCAATACCCATGATTAGAGCAGACGAAGGTGGGACTGGTGAGACTGGTAGCCCTCCTTTAACCTTCGCAGTTAACGCTAGTGGTTCGGCAACTTGCTTAATAGCACCCTCTGTCTTGTCGGATGTGACAACTTCCGCTATTTTTTCACTAGCTATTTCACCAAGTTTCGAGCCGCCATATGCAGCGGCGGCGCCGATAGCAAGACCAACTAACCCTCCGATGACAGTTCCAACGACAGGGACTGCGCTACCAATTGCTGCACCAGCTGCAGCACCACCCCACATACCTAGGCCGGCGCCGGCTGCGGCGCCGGCCATACTTCCAACTGCACTACCCACTACCCCTGCCTTTTTTACAGTGCCTTGTTTTTCCGTTAGTTCACCAGCCTTAACCTCTTTGCTGATATCGGATATATCAGAGGCTGCTGATGCAACTCCAATTACTGTTCCAATCATCCCTAAACTCTTTACGCCTGGGATTTTACCAAGTTTACTAAGATTGCGCGTCACTGCACCACCTTTGAGATCTTGCAGCGCTTCGGCTCCAACGGCAGGGGCCGCAGCTTTTATTTTAGAAAGGTTTTGACCAAGAGTTGGTTTAGCTGGACCAACCATCTCAGCTGCAGTTGGTTTTAGTGGGCCGATAAACTCTGATGCCTTACCAGCTGTTGATGCTTGTTTGCCGAAATTGAAATGTTTAGATATTGCATCTTTGATTTCCGCTGCTCCACCTAGACTAAGTTTTCCGCCACCCTTGAAAAACATAAATGCTGTCATTACCCCCGACAATGCTACTAACGCCATCGTATTGTGACTAAGAGCACTGGCATAGCCAGCGGCAGTATCGACGGTTTTTGATACAATGTCTGAACCTTGAGCTTTTTCTTCACTTTTCTCTTTAATTTTAGCTGCGTTTGGTTTTTCCATCGCAGACTGTGCTGCTGTCACACCAGTGCTACTTTTTAGTTTCGCGTTTTGTTCTTCAAGCTGAGCTTCCTGCAACCCGGTTAATTCACCAGATGCTCCTGCTTGTTCATACTTGGCTTGAAATTCTGCATCAAGTACGGCGCGGTCCTTCCGAAGCTTATCCCGCTCTTCTGTCGTGTGCTGCTTATTCATCAGCTCCTGATCCACAGCTTGACGACGCTGCGCAATCGATTGCATTTCCTGGCCAGTTTTGCCACCGACTTGCGATGCCATCGTGTACATCGTTTGTTGTGCACTTGCTTGCTTGTGCACACGAGCAGCAAGTGTATCAGTACGTTGCTGCATTGCGATTTTTTGCAACGCTTGCCCTTGTTCAATACTGTACCCTTGTAGCTTTAGATCGACTAAATCCTGCTGCTGCTTTAGCATGTAGTTTGCCCGCTCCTCTGGTGCCATTCCGAGCATTATCGCACGGTGATCGACATCCTTTGTGATAGCAAACGTGAGTTCAGCCATTTCTCCGACTGTTTTACCTGTGATTTTAGATAGTCGATTGAACCCATCGGCTAATTCGTCCATCCGTTCGGAAGCGATTTTCGAACTAACTCCTACAGTTGCAGTAGCTTCAAAAGTGTGAGCAGCTAATTTCGCACCCTCTTCACGATTGCCAGCCATTTCAGTCATTTTGTTAGTAGCCGACCAGAGCTTCCGATCGAACGATCCTTGTCCACCAGCGTCGGTTAATGCAGATCCACGCGTTTGTGCGTTTAGCTCGTTATAAACTTTGGAAGATACGCCTAATACACCAGCACGAACTTGACCCAACATAAATTCCCACGAACTACCGTAATTACCGGTTTTCTTGGCTTCATTCGCTTCGTCGTATAGTTTGCTAGCATTTTGAGCAAAGGACAGAGCTGCACTAAATCCAAGCAGCTTAGTAGTCACAACATCCATCACATTAACGTGCTTACCAAGAGCGACGCCATGGGCATTGTATCGGATATCAACTTCTTCTACTGTCTTGCGATGCCCTTCGAGTGTTTTTCCAGCTTGTGTAATTTGATCATCTAGCTTTTTGGTACGAACGGTAGCAGAGTTGTACTCCTCTTCCAACTTTGCTAAAGCGGCTGCGGAGTTGGCTAGTGCTTCTCTAGCACGCTTTTGCTCCGATTCGATGCTTAGTATCGAAGATTTTAACATAGCAAAAGACTTGCCTGATGCTATTGCTTCAGCCTCTTTTGCTTTGGTGAGTGTGTTAACTGCTGCTTTAGCTGCAGCTGTCGCTTCTACATCTGCGCGGGCTTTTTGGAAAATTCCAGCAATTTCCGCATCAACTGCTTTGGTTTTAACACGAGTAGCAGCAGTGGATTCGTCAATAACTCGAGCAGCTGTTGTAGACGCAGATTCGAGTGCTGCAAGTTCGGAAGTAATTGAATTGATCGACGCTTCTGTCAGCTTTTTAAGTTGAGAGTTCGTCTGTCCAGCGAGAGCTGCAGTTGTCTTAGAAGTCGACATCATTGCAACTTGAGTTGCAACTACAGTAGCTGCAAGAGATGCAAGTTTAGCTGTTAATACCTGAAGGCCGTTATTAACTGAGTCGATAGCTGGATTGTCACCTCTATTTGTCGAAGCTCGAGAAGCAGTTGGTCCTCCCGGAGGTGGAGTAGTTGATCCGCCCTGAGGCTGTGTAGTTGGTCCGCCCGCGCCTTGTGTAGCCATTTAGTGAGATTGGTGAGTAACAGGTATTTAGCACACCCAGTTAATAGTTCGGATTCATTTTTGCAGATTCTGCTTCAAGTCGCGTAGATAAAAACTCACTTATCATCTTACGCTCCAAGTGCGTACGAGTCATCATCTGATCATACGTAATCGCCCCCCGCATAAAATACGTAAGTTCGATTATTTCTTTTAACAACGCTTCTACCTCTCCCTCCAACCCCTTGAACAACTCAGAGATTAGTTCAGGATTTCCTGATCGGAGGGTAGTGTAAAAAAATTCTGAGGATTCAATGGAATTTGTACCGATAACTCAACTCCACAGTCTTTGCAAACTATCGGTGCAGCTGGATCCACACCCCATTTATTAGCACTCTCGATTACAGTTGCGAGTTCCTTAAGCCACAATCCAGGTAGTGCCTTGATCCATTCTTCCACGAACTGAGGATCATCCACTCGTTCTCCGTCTGCGATGACGTACTCAATGGTTGGTAGGGTCCCTGCTGTTAGCAACCTCGTTACGAAATCAATCTCTTCCATCGAAGAAACGTCGGCGCCGTGCGGTTCATTAACAGCGAGTTGCGAAAGTTCGAGAACATTCTTCAATCGGAAGGGGCGAAGGTGCACCTCTTGACCGTTTGGCAACGTATGAACGAACGAATTAAGAACAGTCGACGGATCAACATATTTCGCCTGTCTAACGAACTGAGCAATATCAATCATATAGTCATGGGTTGCCGCGTTTTCGCAATTGTGGTGATATGTTATAGCCAACTGGGCGCCGAGTGAAATTTTACGTAGCACAATCAGTAGAAAATCGACGTCAGCGGCAAGCAATTCAAGCGGGTTATAGATTTGTGGAATGCAATTTGCAAACGTCTGGACAATTGCCTGACCCGTGAATAACAGGTCTGGGGTCTTCATCAAGATCTCTTCGTACGACGTCATCGGTTGAACGTAGATTTCACCACCAGTGGCAACAACATTTGGAGCTACTTCACCATTTGCGTAGAATAGCGCCTTGCTCGGTAGGGTAACAGTTTCACCAGGGAGACGAAGAGTGCGTAAGAGTGGGTTTTGGTATTCCATGGTAACAGCAAAGAATGTAGGGTATTTACTACACTGAATTTGCTGTTAATTTAGGGGAATGTTACAACTGAACGTTCATTGGTGCAGTTGGCGGAATGCGCGAATTTTTTTGATCGCTTCTAATTTCACCAAGCTCATCATGTAGTGCACTAATCTCTCTGCGTAATGTCGTGTTTTCGATACGCAATATCGTAATTTCTTCATGCAACTTACCAAGCTCCTCACGAAGGTGTTCAATCGTCTTGGATAAATTGATATTTTGTTCGTGCAATCGTTTAGTTTCGTCACTTAGTCGCTGAAACAGATCAGTCTCGACACTGTTCTTGTAGATATCCTTCTTATCACTCGACCACATCTTTATGATTTTTTGTAGACCGAACACTACTCCGCCGACCGCCGCAACTGTACCAGATGCGTACGTGACTAGATCGTTTTCAGTCATAGAGCCCGCCGATCTTGTTCGCGCACTTTAGCTGTAAGTTGAGCTATCACCATAGCTTCTATACATATAGGCATTAAATAAGCGATCATCGAATCCGAATCATGGTTTGCCAGTTCTGCTGCGAAAACAAGCGACCACAACACCACTCCAAGAAACGATGATCCATACCGGACAGTAACGCATCTAGGCGATCGAGTTACAGCAAACCCACAATACGCACTTAATGCGCCGTATAATCCGAAAAGTCCAACGGCCCAATATGAACTGACAGAAGGTACGTACGCTATCCCCGGAATTGCATGTTGAAATAGGATGGCTACTAACATCATAACGGCGAATGCGCTGAGCATTAGTTGAGTTGGGCGTAGTGACAGCATTAAGATGTCTGCCAACCGAGTCTTTATTGTATTCATTACACGTACGGTGCTAGTCTAGCTTTATTTATAAGGGTAACAAAATATACAAGCGAATATGTTTACCGATTCCGTATACCAAACAACAGATTGTACGGGAGCGTCTGGATAGAGTTGTGGTAATCTACAACAAGGTGGATTGATACGTGCAGTACCAGTTTAAGAAACAAAAAGGGGCCCCGAAGGGCCCCTTTGTAGAGAAGTTAGATTAACAATTAACCGATAACTTGCGTAGCGCGAACTGTAGCAACCCACTTCATTGAAGTAGCAGCTAGACCAGTTACGGTAACTGCTAGAGCACCGTTTGTAGCGTCAGCTGTGACGTTTGCGTCAGTCAACGTCGTGGTTTCACCTAGAATTGCCTTCGATGGAACACCGATGAATGCTGTGGATGAATTTGCACTGTCTTTGCTGATGATACCGTCGAAACGATATGCACAAGCAGCGCCTGTACCGCGACCAACCACTTGCACTGTGAACACCCATGTGCCATTTGTTGGTAGAGCTGCACGTAGTGCGGCACCGTCAACGAACGCTTCTGTAGGAGTAGCGGTAGCAGTTGTGTTGCGTAGAACCATTTCTACTGCAGCAGCGTCACCAGCAACTGCAAAGTTACCAGATGCGTGAGACACTTCGTTAGCAGTTAGATCAACTGTCTTAGCTGTCGTGCTTTCAGCATATAGAGCGATCGGTAGATCGGTGTATGCTAGAGCACGGAACGTTGGAGCTGCATTAGAACCAGTTGCTGGACCAGCGAATACTACGGCAGATGCTTGTGATGCTAGGGTAGCTGTTAGAGTACCTGTCGTTGTAACTGGTGAACCAGATACGCCAAAGATGCTTGGTAGAGCTAGACCAACAGAAGTCACGCCAGTGTTAGCGATTGTAATATCGCCGCTGCCAGTTGTGTTGGATAGACTTACGCCTGTTCCAGCTACTAGCGAACGTGCAGTGAATACTGTACCAGTTGCATCAACAGATACTAGACCTGCTTGAGCTGCTAGAGAAGTTAGACTTTCTAGGCCAGCAGCAACGCCGTATGTGATCACAGGAGCTTGTGCTGTACCAGTGTTTGTCACTGTTAGAGCAGCAGTAGAGCCAACTGCAATTGCGCCAGTTACGCTTGTTACAGCAGCAGCACCGCCTGACAAGCCAATCGTTAGACCGTTTGCAGAAGGAGTCACTGTAACGCCTGTACCAGCAGTGATTGTTGCGGCTGCAGGAGCTGCACCAGTTGCACCAATTAGGAACTGACCATTTGTTAGAGCAACACCAGACACTAGACCGGCTGCACCAGTGATTAGAGTCTTATTAGCACCTAGACCAGTTACGGTTAGAGCTGTGTCGATCGTTACAGAAGCTGGTAGGCTAACTGTGAATGCAGTACCAGTATTTGCAACTGTTACTTCATTAGCTGTTCCTGCTAGGGTTACAACGCCTGTATTAGCAACTGTTAGGCCGCCTGCGTTTGTACCTGTGATACTGATACCTGTTCCGCCAGTAGCTGATAGAACTGCTGTTGTAGCGATTGTAACTGCACCGGTTGCGTCGGAAACTGTGATACCAGTTCCAGCAACTGTAGATGTAACACCAGTGTTGCTGAAGGAGACTACGCCAGTTGCGCTTGATAGAGCTGTTAGACCCGCACCAGTTGTAGTAACACTTAGAACACCAGTGTTGCTAACTGTGCTTACGCCAGTCGCATTGTCGATATGGATACCTGTACCTGCAACGTTGGATGTGACACCAGTGTTGGTAATTACTAGACCGGTTGCATTCGTACCTGTTACAGCTACGCCAGCGCCAATTGTCGTTAGACCTAGGACACCAGTGTTGGTTAGGGTAACTGCACCAGTTGCTGTGCTTACTGTGATACCAGTGTTGGTGGACGATAGTCCAGTTACGCCCGTATTTGCGATTGCTAGAACGCCACCAGTGATGGAAGCGGATACGCCCGAAACTACACCGATTGTGTCAACGCCTGTACCAACGATCGATAGAACGCCCTTTGCAGCTGCGAAGTTTGTGATACCAGAACCTGTGATTGCGACTGTTAGGACACCATCATTTGCGATCGTAGCTGCACCAACGCCAGAGTTGCTTACTGTGATACCTGTACCAGCGACTGCTGATGTGATACCGTTGTTTGTGACTGTAGCTGTACCTGTAACTGCATCAAATGCGGTTGCTAGAGAAGCTGTACCAGAGGCTAGTACGACAACACCAGTATTCCGGATTGTAGCGTCACCACCAGTTTGAGTTACATTGATACCTAGACCAGCGTGAACTGCAGTAGCAGAACCAGTGATTGTCAAGGCGCCAAATGCGTCTGTAGATACCGACACGCCTGTACCAGCTGCTGTTGCAGAAAGGATACCAGTGTTGGTGATTGCGATGTCGCCTGCGGTAACGACTGCAGTAATACCACGGCCTGCGGTTGCGGTTGCAACTGCGTTACCTGTGATTGTTACAACACCATTGTGAGCAACTGTGTTAACAATACCAGTACCAACTGTCGAGACAGTTAGAACACCAGTGTTGCTGATTGTACTGTTACCAGTTGTTGCATCGATAGAGATGCCTGTACCAGCGATATTCGATAGAACACCGGTGTTAGCAACAGCTAGTTGACCTGCAGTTGCTGTAACAGTAGTGCCTGCACCAGCTACGATTGATTTGTACTCTAGGTTACCAGATGCACCAACGCCTAGAACTTGACCGGATGTACCGATTGTAGATAAGCCTGTACCACCTAGGGTAGTAGCAATTGGAGAAGTGATAGCAAAGCTGTTACCTGTTAGAGTCAAGCCTGTACCAGCAGAGTAAGAACCTGCACCAGCGAACTGAACGAATTCTAGCGGTGAAGAACCGATTGCGGAAACGATGTCCTTTTGGGTCCAAGCCGAGTTAGCTAGAGTTGCACCTTGTTCAACGAACATTGTGGCAGCTTTGGATTCTTGTGGAGAATCCAAATCAGCAGCGCGTGACCAAGCACCAGTAGCGGAGTAAATCCAGATACCGTTTTCTGCTAGGTTTGTCTGAGTACGGACCAACACACGATCACCATCAACCATCGTAACACCATCAACTAGTTGAGCACCAGTTAGAGCAACATTACCTGTTGTAGCAGCCTTGACAGATTGTTTCCATGACAAACCAGTGGACATCGCGTCAACGTATAGTTTTGTAACAGCGTCTGTGTTGTTTGTTGGAGTAGCCAAGTTAGTGATTGCAAACCCACCCATGCTTAGAGCACCGGTCATTGTGTCGCCAGTTACATTTACGTAAGTTGCGTCAGCTAGAGCTGTGATGTCAGCAGTTGTAACTGGAGTGTTGCCTGTAACGCGACCGAAGCTGTCTAGTGTGACCTTGGAGAAGGTACCAGAAGTTGCTTGGGTAACTGGAGCTAAGTCAACCGTTGGGTTGCCGTTTACGCCGTTTGCGTTTGTGATAACTGTATTACCAGTTACGCCAGCTAGAACACGTTCTTCGAAGCCGTGTGCACTTGTTTGCATCACGAAGCCTAGACCAGATAGGCTGTCTAGGGAACCTAGATTAGCACCAGCTGTGTAGGAGATATTGATATTGTCGCCAGAGTACGATACAACGATAGAACCTTGACCAACAACTGTTTTACCAGTGATTGCGCCTGCGCCGTCGCGGGATAGTAGACCTGTAACTGCAGTTGTTGCTAGAGCAGCGATGTTTGCAGCAGGTGTGAACGCTAGAGTAGGGGAACCGGTAACGCCTGAAGCATTTGTCCAGCTTAGTGTACCAGCAGAGCTAGTAGAACCAGTTAGGGAAGTGCCTGTGTAAGCGCCAGCAGCAGTGCGAACAACTAGGCCTGAAGTACCTAGAGCAGCTAGACCAGCAATTTCAGTGCCAGCTGTGAAGCCGATAACTGGGTTAGCATCGCCAGCGCCATGGGTGACTGTGATTTGGCCAGTAGCAGAAGCTGCGTCAGCAGTTAGTGTGACCGGTAGGTAAGCGCCAGCAGCTGTACGAGCAACTAGACCTAGTGTGCTTAGAGCAGCTAGACCAGCAATTTCAGTACCTGCGACGAAGTCGAATGAGGTAGCACCAGCAACGCCAGAACCGTTAGTCACAGTTAGGTGACCAGCAGTTACACCAGCGCCGACGGCGAATGTATTTTCGACGAACGCACCGGAAGCAGTTTGCACTAGGTAACCTGTACCAGCTAGAGCAGCTAGAGCAGTCAGATTGGCACCTGCATTGTAATCGATTGTGATATCACCAGCAGTATCACCAGTACCGTTTGTAACAGTGATGTTGTGTGCGCCAACAATATTGTGACCAGTGTAAGCACCAGTTGTATCACGAACTAGAACACCATGAGCAGCAGTTGCAGCTAGTTTAGCTAGTTCAACGCCTGGTGTGAAGCTGATTGACGTGCCAGTTACGCTGCCGCCGTCTGTAACAACGATAGAACCAGTGGTGGTGCTTGTTGTACCAGTGATGGAGTGTTGGACTAGGGAGCCGTCAGCTTGACGAGTAACGTAACCAGTGCCTGTTAGAGCATTAACTGCTGCAACATTTGCGGATGGTGTGTATGTGATAACTGGAGTAGCTGTGTTAGCACCAGTGATAGATAGTTCCGTACCAGACACGCCGATTGTACCAGCTGCATACGTATGCACACCAGTCTTAACAACGATACCGTTGCCTAGTGCAGTTAGAGCTGCTAGGTCACCCGATGCAGTGTAACCGAAGGTTGTCGTATCACCAGATAGTGTTAGCGTTAGATCGCCGGAAACTGCTAGAGTTTTCTCAGTGTAAGCACCAGCGCCTGTGCGATATACATAACCAACTGCAGATTGTGTCGACAAGCCAGTCAATTCAGCATTGACGCTGATCGTTGGGTCGCCAGCGACGCCGTCGCCATTTACAATGGTAACTGGGGCAGTAGCATAAAACGAACGGCTAATGAATGTATCATCAGCTAGACGAACAACTGGACCACCAGATGCTGAAGGTACCGACTTCGCCAAATTGACCAGAGTTGGATCAAGAGCGATTGCGAACGTGCCAGTTGTCGTAACTGTTGCAGTAGCGCCGCCATTAACGGTTAGACCACCAACATCAGAGCTTGTAACTGTAATCGACTGCACAGTACCGTCAGCACCTTCGATCCAAGCTGTACCATTGTAGTACTCAACTTGATTACGATCGGAGTTGAAACGTTGTGTACCAGCAACTGGAGTCTGTGGGCGCTGTGCCGCAGTACCAACTGGTAAAATCAAACCACCAGTACCGATGATTTGTAGGGTGTTGCTGCCACCTAGGGCTGGAGCAACGGAGGTGTCAATGGTCAAGATGCTTTGAATCAGGCCACTGTCGTGATTAAATAACATAGTTTTTTCCTTTTAAAATTAAAAACAATTTTTTCTTTAAGCCGTAAGCTCTACGGTCTCAACGTGGGCTAGCCAACGAATAGTTTTACCAGTTTCGCCGGTAACTGTAATGGCTAGACAGCCATTCACGTTATCTGCACTTGTATTTATGCTCCAGCTTGGATTACTTCGAGAAATAATTTCAATCTGGGCACTTCCTTGCATAGTAGTCGTTCCGGCCCCCGACTGTCTATATATTACCCCTTTAATAAAGTACCCTGCGTGCCCATCACTAACATCACTGCGATGAGCAGTGATTGTGATTTTATATGTCCAGGTGCTGTTATCAGGAATAATTAGGGGGGTGGTACCCGAAGGTCCATCGAGGTATAGCTGACGAGGTATGTTAGATGTCGTCGCACCTTTAAGTAGGTAGTTGCCAATTTGTGCATCCCCACTTACAACGAAGCGGCCAGCGGCCATCATGACAGCGCCTTGTTGACGAGCGATCGAATACTCACCAATAGCAGTGGAATTAGGGGCTTGTGCAGATGACCGTGCACCAAGCGAAAGTGAATCTGTACCTGATGCAGTAGCCCCATCTCCAATGGCGACTGAATTAGCGCCAGTAGCATTGGCTACACCACCCGTGGTGAAGTTTTCTTTATATAAGTTGAGGAGATTTGTCGGGATATCGGTAACAGATAACGAATCGCCAGCTGTTACTCGACCTTGTGCATCGACCGTTATCTTCGTGTACGTACCAACATTTATACCAGTGTTGGTAAGTGCAATTGTTGGACCAGACAATATACCATCAGCGGTAGAAATCTGAATTTGTCCAGGTGTGCCTGCTAAGGATCGGGTGGCAATAGCGCCTGGTCCTGTACGAACCATAATACCTGTAGTATTGAGGTTGGTGATCGCCTGTAAGTCCGGATCAGTAAGTGTTCCGATCCAACTAGACCCGTTCCATACCAGCAATGTGCCAGTCGTACTCGACCACACCAATGTAGGAGAGCCTGGGTTAGGTATAGTGTCGCCTTGTGCGATAGCTAGCACCTGAAGACTGTTGGTGCCTCCAAAACTAACTAGAGACCAGTTGGCATCTAGGATGCCACCAACTAGGATGTAGGTATCGCCTGTTCCGGAAACCCGGACCATCATGCCTTCTTTGCGACGATCGGAAGTAATAGCATTACGAGATGCTATGTCAGCAACTGTTCGGTAACCACCTCGGTTGTATGTTTCGTCTGTTACTGCGTACGTGTCTGTGGAGTCTGTTGGAGCGATAAAGCCCGCTACACGTACTGAGCCTGGAATGAGTGCCATCGGTTGTTCCTGTTATGCGACCACGATAGTCATAGCAGAACCAATGACATTCAATGTTCTGTGTACGTTATAATTAGTCGTGATACCGTTAGCATTTGTTATACTCAAAGTTTGAACTGTTTGGAACGGTACGTCCAAATTCGTACTTTGATCTTTAAAGGAAGTCGCTGTGCCAAACGACGTTGGGTACGCTAACCATTTGTAGCCTCCTGCAATAAATACGTACGTTCCTACGAATGTGGAGGATAATCCTCCAACTCTCAACGCTTGTACGTCTGCGGCTGAGAGTGAAGTATTGATGCTTTCGCCGTAAAACCGCTTCCATTGCCAAGTTACTGAATAGGTAGTAGAAAAGGTCGCAGCGATTGTACTAACTGCTTGGATTTTCCATTGATGAGTCGCTGCAACAATATTAGTAACCGATGGCATCGATAGTGTATCTGTTCCGGTATTTGGCAGTCCGGATGCAAGAGTGACTGACGTTGTTGCATCGATGATCGAAATCGAATTTGCGGTAACATTGGACGAATTCGTGATCGCCCAAGTAAACGTATGTGATCCACCGGTGACAGACGCGCCAACTTCAATTGGAGTCGACTGACCAGATAGATTAAATGATGAAAATGCAGGAACTTGGTACGGATATAACAAATTTTGCAAAACTGTTTCGACCGGAATTGATGCGAATGTTGTACCTGCAGCAATTCCGCCAATAGTAGTTGGCGTTGGGGAACCATTAGTGAGAACTTGACCTGATAGCCGAGTGTCGCTACCTAGAACTACCTGTACCGACGATGCGTTTCCAGTCACCGGAACGTTCAACGGAGATGCTGTACCCAAAATAGGTTTATTAAGAATACCTGCAGGAGCTGTTGATAGTGCATTCCAATCCGGTTTAACTGAAGCACCGCCGCCACCAGAGGTGAGATTATCTACAATACCAACGTTCATGTAGTTGATCAGATAGAATGCAAACTTGTCAGTTAGCCCCTGGATCAACAGCGATGGTAGATTGAGTAAACTGTAGTTTGGAGTCTTTCGGGTAATTAATCCAACGATCGTGAAGTCGTATCCTGATAAGTCAGATGACGGAACTCCATTGTCTGCATCAAACTGCATAATGACAGTAAGTGCTGCGAATGACTGAGCCGTGATCGAGGTAATCGTATATCTAGATAGCGTTCCGAGATCAATAGTGGAAGTATCTAACACAATCGCATCCCCAACTCGCACATCAGTACCTAGATATACGCCCTCGTGGTCGGTGAAATTAAACGATGTCGTGTAGTTACCCGAACCGTAGTTACCGTTTTCGATCACACTCGTTAGTGTGATCCCAGCTTGGAAAACTGTTAATGACATTTAAAATCCTTTAGATAAAACAAAACCATGCTTTTACATGGTTTTATTTAGACGTCACGATTTAGTGGCCAAACCCAGTAACTGGGTGAGGGTACTTATAGCGATAGTTTGTGGTGAGCACCAGCATTTAGTGCCAACCCAGAGCGAGTTGCAGTAATAATACCAGCCGATACAGCAAGGTATGAATTAGACGATGCTGGGCCGGCACCTGCTTCATTGTATCCCACAAACACTGGAGTGCTGATTGATAGTAAATCCTGTCCACCATAAACGTCTGGATATACAAAGCTCCAAGTTGCAGTTGCGTTGAAATTAGACGGAATGTGAGCAGACATCGAGACTAAGAATAAATTAGCCGGAACCGTGGTGAGAGTAATCATGTTTCCGCCGGTCACCGTTGCAGTGATTGCATTCATGTCTGATTGTGTTCCCATTCCAACAAGGACAATGTATCCAGTGATGCCATTGCTTACAGCAGTTACTTTGCGCGAAACCATGCCGACTGAAGCTGGAACAACTGGAGTAGCCCAAGTGTTATCACCACGCAAGAATGTCGTTGCGGAGGCGCCTGTACCACTTGCTAGATTGGCCACTGGAAGATTTCCAGTAACATCAGAGGCCAGATTGATAGCTGGACCGTTCGATGCAGCTGTTACTAGGCCTTTTGAATTAACAGTAACGCTTGCACGAGTATACGAACCAGCTGTTACTGCTGTATTGGCGAGAGTAGCTGCAAACGAACCGGTACCTGAGCCAGTTACGTCACCAGTTAGTGTGATTGTTTGATCACCTGTATTGCTACCAGATAAGGTTGTAACACCCAACTTAGTGTGCAACGTAGTT